CAAAATGCAAGTAACTGCATTCAAAAAGAAACCAACAAAACAGGTGTTAGAGGGGTGCACCCATACAATAAAAAATTCATTGGAATGGTGATGCACAACGGGGAAATTTATAAAGAAGTTTTTCTCACCATAGAAGAAGCATCCCAGTGGGTTCGCGCGAAGCGCATTGAGCTCCATGGCGATTTTTCTGCCCATTGACCCTTTTCGAGCCCGCCACTGCTGCGGGCTTTTTTACGACCACCACCAGGAGAGCACCTTGAGCAACCAGCCAACCGAAGCCGGCGCCAGCGCCGCAACACCCACCGCCAACACCGTGCGCATCGTGTCCCACTGGGACCGTGAGCGTGTCCTGTTTGAGTGCGAGGCGCCAGCAGACATGGCCAGCGGCCTGCGCACGCGGTACGCGTTGGAGAAGGCGGTCGAATCGCGCGCCAACCTGTCGGGCGCCTACCTGTCGGGCGCCTACCTGTCGGGCGCCTACCTGTCGGGCGCCTACCTGTCGGGCGCCAACCTGTCGGGCGCCTACCTGTCGGGCGCCTACCTGTCGGGCGCCAACCTGTCGGGCGCCTACCTGTCGGGCGCCAACCTGTCGGGCGCCTACCTGTCGGGCGCCTACCTGTCGGGCGCCAAGTGGCGCGACGGGATCACCATCAGCAAGCCCCCCATTCAACTGTTCGGCCTGCACTGGCGCGTGACCATCCTCGATGACCACATGCAGATCGGCTGCGAGTTGCACAAGCTGAGCGACTGGGCCAAGTACGACGACCGGCGCATTGCCGAAATGTCCGGCCGCGTCGCGCTGCGGTTCTGGGCCGCGCACAAGGACGTGCTGCTGGGCCTCGCCAAGAGCGCAGGGCGCGGCGTCGGAGCACCTGCAGAGCAGCCCGCCTGATCCCCCGCCCGCGCACCAGCGGGCAGCCGCCCCACTTCACGCGCCCACCCCGGGCGCTTTTTCTTTGGTCCACCAGGAGCCACACCATGGACTTCTTGCCAGCGCATCTTCTTGAGCAGCGGGCCTGCGCAGCCCTGCAGGACGCCGAGCTCACTGCCGCCGACGAGGCGCGCGAGGCCATCCGCCGCATACCGGCCTATCTGGTGACGCCTGGGCTCATTGCGGCCCTGGCAGTGTCGCTGGACGAGAAGGCAAAGGGGCTTTCTCCCAACGCGCAGGAGATTGCGCACGGGCACCTGATCGACCTGATCGACGACATGCAGGCATCGCAGGTGGTGGCATGAGCGGCGCACCAAAGATGACGCCATGGTTTGACCCAGACCAAAAGCCGTTTCATGTAGGCATCTATCAAACACAGAACATCAAACAGTGGCTGGACCAACCCATACAGGGCTATCAGAACTGGAACGGTGAATTCTGGGGAATTTTCAACTCATCGACTGAGGGCGCAGCACTTGATGCTGGCCGCAAAAGTCGCTATCAGCGCAACTACTGGCGCGGCCTCGCGGAGAACCCAGCATGCCCCCAGTCCTGACCCCCACCCAGATACGGGAGCTGCAGGCCCGGCAGGCAGCGGCCAAGGCCGACAACCACGCGGCCGCGCTGAACTACGACCCGACCGACCCCGACAAGATGCGCCTCCCCGTGGGCACGACCTGCGGCCACTGCGTCCACATCCGGCGCTGCACGCTGATGTTCGGGCACACCGATACCGACACCTACTGCGACTGGTCGCCATCGCGCTTTCGCGCAGCCACCCCATCCCAGCCCGCCAGGGCGCCTATCAAGCAAGGAGAGAACCGATGAACGAACCATTGGCCCCCATCCAGATTCTGGATGTCATCCGCACCACCGCCTACAACGGCTCCCTCGTGCAGTGGTTCATCCTGGTGGACCGCATGCCCGCGTGCGTCTACACCCGCAACGGCAACAGCCTGACTTCCAACGACAGCGGGTTCTACGACTTTCTGGGCATCGAGCTCGGCACCACAGAAGCATTCGCCGGTCGCAAGTTCACGATCCGCCTGGACGATGGCACCGACTACGCGTGCCACGGACAGGTCTGGTCCTGCGGCGCGCCTGCAGGCACGGAGCCGACGCGACAGGTGGGCATCGCCACGAAGGAAGTTCTGGATCAGTGCTACGTGTTCAGCGGCGCCAGCGTGAGCGTGGCACTGTTGAACGATTGGCTGTCCAAGAACACGCCCAGCAGCGACTACCGCAAGTACGACAAGAAAGAGTCGCTGGAGCACTGGCTTTCACTCGCCACGGGGTCGAACGGTCACTACTACCGGAAGACCGTCTCCGCTGCGCGTGCCCGCACCCTGCGCAAGCGCGGCGCGACGATCTTTCGCGTGGACGGCGTCACCAGTTGGAGCCCTTGGATCGAGCGGAAGAAGGCCGAGAAGGCGCGGAGGGCGGCGGCATGACCCCCGACACCAGCCCCAACCTCTCCACCCTGGCTTTCGTGGTGGCCATCATCGGCGCCTTCCTGTGGGTGCAGCACGACGATGCTCGCGTCCAGAAGGTCGAAGAAGGCCGCGCCAAGGCCATCGCAGAGCAGCGCCGCGCAGCTGCAGCAGAGCGTGCCTGCGGGCCGCGTGCGGAGCCTGTGTGGATTGATGCACAGACACACCACTGCCTGCGACGGGTGGATGCGGCGGAAGTCGCTCGGAGAACGCTTTGAGCTACCTCGACCTCCTGCGCCTGGCATCTATCGCCATCCCCTTCTGCGGCGTGTCTGGCCTGCTGGCCGGGCTCCTGCGCCACCTTTTCCCATGAGGACCAAATGAACGCACTGACCAACACCGAGAACAACGCCCTGGCGCCGCGCCAGCAGTTCGACCTGAGCCCGCAATCTTTCGAGCAGGCCCTGACCTTCTCCAACTACCTGGCGGAAAGCGACATGGTCCCCAAGCAGTACCGGGGCCGGCCCGGCGATTGCCTGATCGCCATGCAGTGGGGGTACGAGATCGGCCTGAAGCCGCTGCAGGCCCTGCAGAGCATCGCCGCTGTCAACGGCAAGCCCAACATCTACGGCGATGCTGGCAAGGCCATGCTGCTGGCGGCCGGCTGCGAGATTGACGAGGACGACACCGCGATCATCCGCGCCACTGGCACGGCCCGCTGCAAGATCACTCGCCCCGGCCGCCGCCCCGTGGAACGAACGTACTCCATCGAGGACGCCCAGACCGCGAAGCTGTGGGGAAAGGAGGGCCCATGGCGCACCAACCCCTACCGGCAGATGGCCTGGCGCGCCTTCTGGTTCGCGGCGCGCGACGCTGCCGCTGACCTGCTACGCGGCATGAGCGGCCACGAGGAAACCGCCGACATGATGCTGTCCAAGGACATGGGCCCGGCTGATGTTGTCGCGCCACCACCTCCCCCGGCGCAGCCTGCATGGCCCGAAGACTCCTTCAAGGCCCGGCTGCCGAAGTGGCAGAAGGCCATCAACGAAGGCGCACGGCACGACGACATTCTGCAGTTCGCGCGCACCAAGGGCACCTTGTCGCCGGAGCAGGAGAAGACCATCCGTGAGCTCAAGGCAGAGGTGGAGGATGCGCTGCCGGCCAAGGGCGCTGAGCCATCACCGGCTGAAGCCGTCGCCCAGAAGCTGCGGGACGCCACCACAGCCGACGCGCTCAACGAGGCGGCTGGCCTGATCGACACCGTTCCAGAGCCTGCGGACCGCGCCCAACTCAACGACCTCTTCGACACCCGCATGGCAGATTTTGCCGACTGAAAGGGACACCATGGAAGTTCACAATCTCGTCCAGGGCACGCCCGAGTGGCACGCCTACCGCACCGAGCACGACAACGCCAGTGACGCGCCCGCCGTGATGGGCGTCAGCAGCTACAAGAAGCGCGAGCATCTGATCGCGGAGCGCGCCACCGGTGTGGCCCCGGAGATCGATGCCGCCACGCAGCGCCTGTTCGACAGCGGCCACCGCTTCGAGGCTCTGGCCCGGCCGCGCGCCGAAGAGATCATCGGCGATGACCTCTATCCGGTGACGGGCTCGCGCGGCCGGCTCTCTGCCAGCTTCGACGGGCTGACCATGGCAAAGGACACTGCCTACGAGCATAAGCGCTTGAATCAGCGCCTGCGCGCCGCCTTCGCACAGATTGAAGCCCTGCCCGCAGGCGAGCGCGAAGCACGTGCCGGCCTGCTGTTGCCTGACGAGTACCAGGTCCAGATGGAACAGCAGTGCGATGTGTCCGGCTGCACCAAGGTGCTATTCATGGCCACGAGCTGGTCCGACGATGGCGCCCTGCTGGAAATGCAGTACTGCTGGTACTACCCCAACCTGGACTTGCGCGCGCGCATCGTGGCCGGCTGGGAGCAGTTCCACAAGGACGTGGCCGCCTACCAGCCGACGGCCGCCGCAGCGCCCCCCGTGGTGGGCCGCCGGCCCGAGAACCTGCCGGCCCTGCTGATCCAGGTCAGCGGCGCCATCACCGCCACCACGCTGCCCGAGTTCAAGGAGCACGCCCTGGCGGTGCTGGGCGGCGTCAACCGCACGCTGAGCACCGACCAGGACTTCGCCACCGCCGAGAGCACCGTCAAGTGGTGCGCCGACGTGGAAGGCCAGTTGGCCGCTGCCAAGGCCCACGCGCTGAGCCAGACGGCCAGCATCGAGGAAGTCTTCCGCACCATTGACGAAATCAGCGCCGAGACGCGCCGCGTGCGGCTGGACCTGAACAAGCTGGTGACGGCCCGCAAGGAAGAGATTCGCGGCGAGATCGTGGCCGGCGGCGTCTCGGCCTTCCGCGACCACATCGCCAGCCTGAATGCCCGCCTGGGCAAGCCCTACATGCCGGCCGTGCCTGTGGACTTCAATGCGGCCGTGAAGGGCAAGCGCACCCTGGACAGCCTGCGCGGCGCCGTGAACGACGAACTGGCCCGGGCCAAGATTGCGGCCAACGAGATCGCCGACCGCATCCAGCTGAACCTGAACACGCTGCGCGAGCAGGCCACGGCCCATGCCTTCCTGTTCGCAGATGCGCCCACCCTGGTGATGAAGGCAAACGACGACCTGCAGGTGCTCATCAAGTCCCGCATCGGTGAGCACGAGGCCAAGGAAGCGAAGCGCCTGGAAGACGAGCGCGCCCGCATCCGCGCCGAGGAACAGGAGCGCGCCGACCGAGAGGCCCGCGAGAAGCTGCTGCAGCAGGAACGGGACGCGCAGGCCGCCATCGCCCAAGCCAAGGCCGCCGAGCAGTTGGCCGCGCCGCTGGCCGAGGACCTGAGCAACCTGGCGCGCGAAAAGTCGCAGGAAGCCGTGGCAGGGATCGACGCCGGTCAGGCCATCAGCCAGGCACAGCGCGCAGCAGCCGCTGGGCCGGCCGTGGTGCCCATCCGCCCCGCAGCCGCCCCCGCCACCGAGCCGACCCTGAAGCTGGGCGTGATCGGCGCGCGCCTGGGCTTCACGCTGTCGGCTGACTTCCTGCGCAGCCTGGGTTTCGAGCCCGCTGGCAAGCAAGGGGCCCACGGCGTCTACCACGAGGCCCAGTTCCCCCAGATGCTGGCCGCCCTGGTGCGCCACATCGAGAGCGTGCAGGCCAAGGCCGCCGCTTGATCCGTTTCGCCGAAAGCTGCCCGGAAGCCGAAAGGCACATGGGCAGGCGCAAGCCAGAGAAGTTCCGTCGGTTCCAACAATCAGGCCGGATGGCTCGAAGACCCGAGAAGCGGGAACCGATTTAGGCAGCGAGTAGGCCCCTTCCAATCCACCCAAAAGAATCCCATGTCCCTCGCACTGTTCTACGACACCGAAACCCAGAAGCTGCCCCTGTTCAGGGAGCCATCCGAGCACCCCGACCAGCCCCACATCGTGCAGTTGGCGGCCTGCCTGGTGAACCTGGATACCCGCGCCACCATCGCCAGCATGGACGTGATCGTAAGGCCCGATGGCTGGACCATCCCGGCCGAGACGACTGCCATTCACGGCATCAGCACGGAGCGCGCGCTGGACGTGGGCATCCCCGAGGCCACGGCCGTGGAGATGTTGCTGGCGCTGTGGGCGCAACGCACCCGCGTGGCGCACAACGAGAGCTTCGACGCACGCATCCTGCGCATTGCCTGCATGCGCCATGCGCCGGCCTTCGCTGACCCATGGAAGGCCGGCAATGCCGAGTGCACACAGCTGATCGCCACGCCGATCCTGAAGCTGCCGCCAACCGAGAAGATGAAGCGCGCCGGCTTCCTGAAGAACAAGAGCGCCAACCTGGGCGAGGCCTACCAGCACTTCACCGGCAAGGCGCTGGAGAACGCGCACAGCGCCATGGCTGACGTGCAGGCCTGCATGGCGGTGTACTTCGCGGCCAAGGAGCTGGCGCGCGCGCCGGTTGCCGAGCCCGCCTGACCCCATCCCCCTCCCCCATCACACAGCCGCCCATGAGGCGGCTTCTTTCATTGCAGCCCATGAACGACTCAACCACACCCTGGCTCAACCGCTGCCACTTCGGTGACGTGCGGGACGTGCTGCGCCGCATGATTGCCGATGGCGTCAAGGTGCAGACCATCGTCACCAGCCCGCCGTACTGGGGGCTGCGCGACTACGGCGTGGAAGGCCAGATTGGCCTGGAGCCAACCGTACAGGAGTTCATCGCCGTGATGGTCGACGTGTTCGACCTCGCGCGCCAGGTGCTCGCCGAAGACGGTACCGCCTGGATCAACATGGGCGACTGCTACGCCACGGGCGCCGGCAAGGTCAACACCGCACCCGGCGGCGGCACGCAGGGCGAACGCTGGGCCGGCATCCGCGGCGATGACAAGTACCGCGCGATCGGCCCGCTGACCCAGCCCAACCGCATGCCACAGCCCGGCCTCAAGCCCAAAGACCTGGTGGGCCAACCCTGGCGGCTAGCCTTCGCGCTGCAGGATGCTGGCTGGTGGCTGCGATCGGACATCGTGTGGAGCAAACCCAACCCCATGCCCGAGAGCTGCAAGGACCGCCCCACCAAGAGCCACGAATACCTGTTCCTGCTGGCCAAGTCCGAGAAGTACTTCTTCGACTTCGACGCGTTCCAGGAGCCCACCACTGGTGGCGCGCACGCGCGATCGACTGGCGGCCACCCGGCGGGCTGGGCGATCGGCGAAGGCTCGCACCATGCCGTGCAGCACAACACGCCCAAGGCGATCGCCGGTACCGGAGTCGGCTTCGGGCGAGGCTACGACAAGCAGGCCAAGCCTCGAGTGAAGAATAACTCCAGCATGGACGCAGCGCTGCGTGACATGCCGAACACCCGCAACCGCCGCACCGTCTGGACCATCCCTACGCAGGCATACAGCGGGGCGCATTTCGCCACGTTCCCCGAAGCACTGGTCGAGCCTTGCATCCTGGCCGGCTGCCCTGTGGGTGGGACCGTGCTGGACATCTTCTTCGGCTCGGGCACCACGGGCCAAGTCGCCCAACGCCTGGGCCGCAACTTCATCGGCATCGACCTGAACCCCGCGAACGAGCCTCTGCAGCTCGAGCGCTTACGCCAGCCAGGACTTCCCCTGGAAACCGCCTGACCAACCCCCACAGCCCGATCAAGTCGGGCTTCGGTCCACCCCACAGAGGACACCACCATGAGTGACAACACCACCCCCGCAACCGGTGAGCGCGAGCCGATCAACCCGGCGCGCACGGCTTTGGAAGCCGTATTTGAGCAACGCGAGAACTGCATGCGATTGGTTCCAGCAGGGTTGCGGCATCTGGACAAATTGGACGCAGTACTCGCCACCAAGGACGAGAAGATCGCGGAGCTGGAGGCGTTCATCGAACGCATCGCCCAGGGCTGGGACGGCTGCATGTACGACGGCGTCGGCGAGACCATCGATATCGGCGCCGATATCCGGGCCGCTTGGGGCCGCGCCACCACTCCAGGCAGCGAGCCTCAACCGCCCGAGTATCCGCCGATGCCAGAAACATGGCACGTTGTCTGCAGCGTGGTCGGCGAGTCGATCTTGTCCATTGGCTACAACTGGCTGTCGGGCAAAGAACTCTCGGAAGACGAAGAGCAGGCTGTCATCGGCATGGCACGGCACCTGTTGTCTTTCGTGGGCTACGGCCTTCCGACCGTCGCGGCTGATGACTGGGCGCAGCAGGAAGCTGACGCGCGCGGCCTGGGCAGCGAGCCTCAAGGGGTGGGGGATGCGGCCGACCCGATTCGTGACCTGATCCAGGCGCACGAAGAGCTGATTGAGCAGGGCGAGAACTACGCCTACTTCGAGCTGGCGTGCACCCGCCAGACGGGCTGGATGGCATGGCTCACCGACCGGCCCGCGCGCGGCGAGCCCGGAACGACCGAATACGCGAAGAGCCGCAAGGTGATCGCGCGCGGCCAGGGCGACAGCGCCGAAGAGGCCTGCCAAGACGCGCTGGACGTGATGCGCGCCGCCACCAAGGAGGGCCGCTGAATGGCTGATACCAACTACCCACCGCTGCCCGGGAATGCGTTCTACCACTATCTCGTCGGCGAGCCAGAAACTTCGTGCGCCACCTACACGGCCGACCAGATGCGCGCCTATGTTGACGCAGACCGTGCAGCCAGGGCGGCGCAGGCCGAGCCCGCTGTTGACGCTGGCGATATCGCCATGCTGATCGCAGCCGCGCGCTCCGGTGACCCAGGAACGATCAAGCTGGCCACGATTCTGGCTGGCGTGTCGCCATGTGATGCGTGCGGCTACGTCAAGACGCATTGCCGGTGTGCCGCCGCCCCATCGCCAGCAGTAGCTGCGGCGGTGGAGCCGACCCTCACGAAATCTCAAGTTGAGCGGCTTCTCCGGGATCGCAGCTTCAATTTCGGCGGTGCAGGTCTGGTGCTTCTGTCTACCGTGCGCGAAAAGTTCGACGCTGCATTTGCCGCCACCCCTCCCGCGCCAGTAGCTGCGCTGCCTGGTTGGCAACTGCCGGAGGTGGCCGCAGCGCTCATCTCGATCAACAGCGCAATCCATCGCATCAAGCGCGGTGATGGCCGCGCAGCGCTCGATCCTCTCGAAAAAGCGCGCACAGTTCTCGACACGATCCCGGCCGCCGCCAGCCCTGCCGCACCCGCCCATCCACCAGCAGCACCGCAGGCGCTGAGCGATGAGCAGATCATCCGCACCGCCGTGGCCGCGATGCCTCACACCAACCCAGGCGTGGCAGATGACCTGCTGGATGGGTTCACTATGCACACAGAAGCCGAGGACATCGTGGCGATCTGGAAAGCCGCCGCCGGTATCAACTCCATCCCAGGAGACGCGCAATGCCCTGCAACCTTCTCCCGCGCGCCTACGACAAGCTGGTAGACGAGGACATTGAATGGCTCAAGGCCAGCGCGCCAGACACGCTGGAGCGCCAACACATCCTGGATGTTCTGGACTTCAGCAAGCGCGAATACCGTCTGCGCGGCTACGACGAGGCCATGAGCAGGACCGGCCCTCACTTCACCCCAGGAGACTCCAATGGCTGACAAACTGACGCTGCCCGTGCAAGTGGGCAAGAAATACATGAGCCGCACAGGTGATGCATGCATCGCGGAAGATACGCTTCTGCGGGGCAGCATTGTGGTTCGTCGGGTGCGCGATGGCGCGCGTTGGGTTGTGCGGGAAGATGACGGCGCATACATGCAACGGATTACTTCTACTCACTCCCACGACCTCGTAGCCGACCACAACCCGCCTGCAACCTACATCCCCGCCACAGCCTGCCCCCACGCCGACCTCATGGCCGAGTACGCCAAGGATGCAGCGACTTGCGCGGAGCCGTGGTTGCTGTGGGAGTGCGCGGGGAAGGGAGAAAAGGTTTGGCGCACCCTTGGAACACACCCCGGCTGGGATGAACACATCTGCTACCGCCGCCGTCCCCGCACCATCACCGCCACCCTGACGATACCGGAGCCGCTGCGGGTGGCGCCTGCGGCAGGTTCGGAAGTCTGGGGCATCGGCATGACGGGCGTCTTTTGCGTCGCGTGGGACGGTGATGGAATCGACCAAGAGCGGCTCGCCACAGGCATCCTCTTCGCAGAAAAGGAACAAGCCCAGGCCGCCCTCGATGCGATCCTGGTGATGCTGAAAGGTGGTGCGGCATGACCGAAGGTACGCGCCCAACAGAAGAGGCAGCACGCGCGGCCATCGAAGAATGGCTTGCGCGCGAAGCCCCGGGCTACCCCACCTACAGCCTCTGTGAAGACGGAGACGATGGCTGGGCTTTCTGGATTGTCGACAACGACACTACGTCCTACCTGCACCACGACCTGACCATCGAGTGGTATGGCACTGGGTGGCCAGATGACTACGAATACAACGGCGACTACGGGACATGGCACGAGAAGCAGCCATCTGAAAGGAGCGCCCCCATGACCACCCCCACCCTGCGCGAGGCCGCGCAAGCCCTGTCCAACACTGCTATTGATGACATCGTTTACGCCTGCCGACAAGCTGGCGACGATAGCACCTACGCCATCGTGCGCGAAGCCATTCGCCGCGCTGCCCTAGCCGCCCCCGCTGTTGCGGGAGAGGTGGGGGAGCCGGTGGCGTGGGCCCGCCCTCTCCAGTTGTCTTGGTTGGTTAACCCCGAGGGGTCAGAGGGCAATGTGTGTGGGAAGTACCTTCCTCTGCGCAAAACACAGGCCGGGGATTTCACCGAGTCTCTGTACACCGCCACCCGGCTCCAGCAAGCAGTGGCGCGCGTCCCGTACCTGCAGCCCGGTGACATGGCAGCGCTTGAGCGCCTGGATGAATGTTTTGAGGACGGCCAGGAATACGACGTGCCGAAGCCCGCAATGCACCGCCTCGCGGAGTTGGGCGCGGTCCGGCATCACGCGGCAGGCCGCTACAGCATCACGGCCTTTGGCCGCATCGTACTGGGGTGCCAACTCTACCGCTTCCCGCTGGAGACCATGGACGAGTGCAATGACCGATTGGGCCGCGAAGCCATCGCCATCCGCGCGAGAGGAAACACACCATGACCACCATCGACACAGGCGACCATGTGCGCCACGGCCCAACGGGCGAAACCTGGGTGGTTGCACGCGTTGACGGGCAGCACCTGTACTGGCAAGGCTGGCCGCCCGGCCGCGCCGATTTGAAAGACTGCACGCTGATCGACAAAGCCACGCCCGCGCGCCGCGCGCGCAATCTTGAATCGTTGGCCGAGTCGGAGCACTCGTGCGCTGGCTGGGCCGCCGACCGTCTCAAGCAGGAGCGCGCCGCCGCAATAGGAGAACAGGGGGACGGCAATGGCGCTGCGACGGGAGAGCCCACGAAATGAACGCCCTGCAGTGGCTGAACATCCTGCGGCCGGCAATTCCCATGAGCGTTGAGCGCCCAGGTACGTCCATGAGCAATGCCGAACTGCGCCGGCACATCGCGCAGGGTGGCGTGCTGGTCAACAGTGAGCGCATCGCGGCGGACGAGTTGGTCGACTTCCCGGTTTTCTCGCTGGTGTTCTTTCCCAAGGGCGCGCGCCGCACAACCATCATTTAGGAGAACCACAATGCTCAATCCTGACCGCCTCCGCTCCGCCCTAGATGCAGCCGGCATAGGCCACACCGTTGTGCACTCTCTGCGAAAGCCTGACCGGTGGGTTACCGCTGGGGCGGTTTCGGTGGAGGACTTTGCCCGCGTGGTCCGATCCGAGGCGCTGCGCGAAGCCTACGAAGCGATGTTCGACATCAAGGGCGACAAGGTGACGCGCTTCGATGCGCAGACCGCCATTCGCAACTTGGCCGCGCCCGCTGATCCGGTTGCCTGGCTCGCCGCACAACCCAAGGAGGCAGAGCATGCCGACCAAACCTAAATCCGACATCTGGTGGCAGCTCTTCCGGGAGCTTGCCAGCGCGCTGAACTGCCTTCCCAGCTCCTTTCCAGATGGCAATGGGCACGTCCTGCAGAAGGCCAGGGAACTGGTGGCCGCGCGCGAGCCGCAGCCCGAGGACGTGTGCCCATGGCCGGACTACTTCGGCCAGCGCATCGTGCACGGCGCGCGCATGTGGCATCCGCTCAGCGGCCAGACCTTCACCGCGGTTCGCATGCTCGGCGTGGAGCGCCACAGCGATGCGTGGCTGGCGGTCTACGACCAGCCCGAGGTGAATGCACCTTCGCGCCTGGTGCTGCACATCGGCGAGAAGGGCCAGGTCGTGCTGATGGGCTGCGGCAAGGCGCCGCCCGGCTGGCGCTGCAGCAGGAATGCCGGGCACGACGGGCCGTGCGCGGCGCATGAGTGGCCAAAAGCCGGGAAGGAGGCACCCCATGCCCCACACCCGTAAGAACTGGCACGACAAGCGCGCCATGTCGCGCGAGCCAGCCGACTATCCCGACACCATAGAAGACCTGCTCGCCCAGGAGCGCGAGAGGTGGCCCAAGCCCGACCGCTGGCGCGAGCCGCCAGAGCCCGATACACCTGCCGCCCTCCGAGGCGGCTTTCTTTTGCCCGCGGGGCAGAATGGAGAACGATGATGTCCATCACCGTGAGCGAAGACGAACTGATCGCGCTGACCGGCTACAAAGACCCAGGGTGCCAGCTGCGCGAGCTGCTGCGGCAGGGGTTCTTTCGGGCCCGCCGCTCGCCGCGCACTGGCAGCGTGGTGCTCGAGCGCGCCCACTACGATGCGGTGTGCGCCGGCGAGAAGGCCGCCACGACGCCCCAGGTCCGCACGCCGACATTGCGGAGGGCTGCGTGACGAAGAAGCGTAAGGATCTGCCGCCGCGCGTCACAGAGAAGCATGGCGCCTACTACCACGTGCGCGCCGATGGCGCCAAGCGCATCTGGACCAGGCTCTGCGCGGTGAAGGATGGCATGCCAGCCATGTACCGGGCCCTGGCCGATTTGGAGCAGGCCGACACCACAGACGACATGATGCCGGCTGTGATCGCCGGATGGCTCCGGGACGTGGGAGGCGAGCGCAGCAAGAAGACCCAGGCCAACGACGCCTACCAAGTGCGGACCATTGGCGAGTCCTTCGCCGAGTTCCGCGCAAAGGAGGTCAAACCGCCGGCCTGCTCCGAGTTCCTGGACTTCTTCAAGAAGAAGCCGCGCTCATACAACGCCTACCGAACCATGCTCCGCGAGCTGATGCGCTACGCCGAGCAAAAGGGATTCCGTGAGCCAGGCACGAACCCGGTGGACAGCATCAAGACCATGAAGACGCCTCCGCGCACGCGGTACATCACCGATTCGGAGATGCGCCGCGTGAAGGTTGGCATCTGCTACGGCGAGGACGGCAAGCGCACGCCATCGGGTCCGATGATCTGCTGCTGGGCGGAAATGGCCTACCTGACCGGCCAGCGCGCCAGCGACCTGCTGGGCCTGGAGTGGGCCAACGTCACCAAGCACGGCATCCTGTTCAGGCCCGGCAAGACCGAGGAGAGCACGGGGGCGGCCGTGCGCATCGAGTGGACACCACGGCTGGAGAAGCTGGTGGCCAGGCTGCGCGCCTTCCCCCAGGCAGGTAAGAAATTCGTGTTCTGCAAGCTGGATGGCGACCGCTACACCTACTCGGGGGCGGCCACGGCCTGGAAGCGTGGGCTGAAGCGCGCCGGCCTGGAGAACACCCAATTTCGCGACATCCGGGCCAAGGCCATCACGGATGTGGACGAAACGCGGGGGATTATGGATGCGCAACGCATGGGGGCCCACAGAACCCAGTCCCAGACAGCGGACTATGTGCGAAAAAAGAAGGCAATCCGCGCAGGCGCAACGCGGTAGCCGTTAGACAGATGGCATTCCGTAAGATAAAAGGCCTGCAGGGTGTTACCCCTGCAGGCCTTGCCAATAATGGTCGGAGCGGCGGGATTCGAACTCGCGACCCTCTGCTCCCAAAGCAGCGGCTCTGCTTAATAAAATCAACTACTTACGAGACTTTCGTCTAACGCGCTTTGTATTGGCGCTCACGGTTTCATGCGGGTTTGCAGACCGGGTGTAGACGCTTTTTCATGCCGAGGTAGCGCAGAAAACAGGCGTTGCTCCAATGCGACAATCCCGCCATGGCCATCTACACCGACATCATCCAGGCGTTCCGCGCGCACTGGACAGCACACAGCGGCAAGTACCCTAAACAGATCACGCTGACGCCGGCCCAGCTGGCCGAGTTCTTGTACCAGCGCGAGACAGGGGCCGTTGGCATCGCCGGGGCGGCCAAGCCTGAGCGCGACCGGTTTTGGTCCACGCCCATCGTGGAAGATGCCGGTTCCCCTGGCGTCCTTGTTGGGGTGGATGGGGTGGAGATACCCCTGCAGGCGCCGGCCCTGTGACCATCGAACCGCCCGGCCTCCACCACCCTGTCGGCTCCCCTGACAGCGATGCGAGCCGCATTGCGCGCCGGCATGCCGCCTGGCCCTGCCGAGTGGCCGAGCTGCGGTTCTGCGGGATCTACCTGCCCGCCGACCTGATCCAGCGGCACCAGGTTCGCACCGGCTGGATCGTGAGCGAGATCTCCGATGTGCGTACCTGGGCGTCCGCCCTCTATTCCTCGGCCAGCGACACGCGATCAGCCATCCTCTCGATCCATGCAGTCCGCGACGTGCGGCAGAACGATGACGGCACCTACCTCCTGCGCGGCATGGCCTGGGACGTTGGCTGGCTGCAGCGCCACCAGCAGGACTGGATCGTCGGCCCCGTTGACGGAGTCGACAGCGTGGGTGCCGCGGTGCGCAAGATGGACGGGTGGCTGCGCAAGCGGTACACGGGCCGCTACGGGAGCTAGGACTTGGCGCCTGGAGCGGTGGGCGCCGCCGGCTCCGCCCCGGGCTGCACCGTGGTGGCAGAGCACTGGCCCGTCACCCCATAGGGGATGTAGCAGGCCGCGCCCATCTTGAAGGACGAGCAGCCGGACAGGGCCAGGGCGGCCAGGATGGCGATGGTGGTTTTCATGGGGCTTGCCTTTCGCTTTCGGGGGCTGGTTGGGGAATCTGGTCTGCGTAGTACGCGGCGCCGCCGATGCGCACGGCAAGCCACATCGGGTAGCGGTAAATGGCGGCCACGCGCTTTTTCATCAGTGCCAGGAACACGTCGTCGGACCACTTCCGCGGCATGCGCAGGAAATAAAGGCGGTCGTGCACGATGGCCTCGTAGATCGCGCGGCCCTTGAACATGGAATAGGCGCCCGGCAGCCAGCGCGGCACGCTGTCCAGGTCGGTGCCGAAGCCGGCCGGCACGCAGATGGTCATGCTGTCCTCGCCGTCGTCGGTGGAGATGCGCGCGTACAGCGGCTCTGCCAGGTTCCACTCGTCGTTGCCCACGTCGGGCGGCAGGAGCGGCGGCCGGTTCTGGATCTCGGCGATCATGCGGCCACCACGAACTCGCGTGCCTGCTGGTGCAAGCCGGCCCAGGTGCTCTTGTGCGGCTTGCCAGGCCGCCAGCAGCGGTAGGCGTACAGGCGCCAGGCCTCGTCCACATCGCCCACGGCTGGCAGCGGTTTCGGGTCGGTCAGCAGCAGCAGCCGGGCCAGGCCGGCGGCCAGCACATCGTCGTGCTCTATGGCGCGCCAGATGTCAGCCGGGGCATGGGGCACGCCGCGCGACACGCACAGCTGGCGCAGCAGGTTGGCAGAGGCGGTATGCAGGTACACGCCCCACACGCCGCCCCGCGATGCCCGGGTTCCCTGCTCGAACTGCCAGAACCCGCGCGCCGGGCCGTTGCCCATCTGGCGGCGGTGCTCGAAGCGGCTCTCCTGCAGGCCGATGGCCAGGAGCATGACACGTGCTTCGGCGCTGTCCATGCGCCCGGGCAGCAGGTCAAGGGCGGGATTGATCGCGGTCTTGGTGATTTCGTCCAGGGTCATGGTCAGCCTTCCTTTACCCGGGTCCGCACGATCAGCACGGCAAAACCCAGCACGATGCACACGTCCTGCATGCTGGGCGGCAGGTCGGGCAGGAATGGACTCGCCAGCGCGCCGGCACCGCCCACGGCCAGGAACATCCAGGCGATGGCCTTGAGCCATTCGGTCGTGCGCTCGCGCCAGGCCAGCCCAGGCCGGCAAGGAGCGGTGCGCTCCAGCTTGTTCAGGGCCTCGGCGAACACCACCAGGCCGGCCACCAGATAGACGATGTACATGGCGGTGGTCACGGCGCACCCCCTTCCTTGTCGGGGCCGAATACCTTGTCCCCTGCCCTCTTGAGCGCGCGCTGGGTGAATGCGCCGATCACGAATGCAGCGCACAGTTGCAGCGGCTCGGGCACGGTCCACATGATGGTGGCCAGGGGGGCGAGGTAGCCGGCCGACACACTGCTGGCCACTGCCACCCACATGCGGCGCAGCGTGGTTTTGATCAGCTCTTGCCAGGTGTCGCCCGTGCTGGGAACCGTGTTGAGCACGATCAGCGCAGCCAGCCCGCCGAACATGCCCGCAACCAGGATGTCAGCACGCAAGCCCAAGGGGATGCCCCAGGCCGTGACGGCAGTGGTAGATGCCGCCGCCGCCGCCATGGTGACGATGCCTGCGGCGGTGGAAGTAGGTTCGGCCATGGTGCCTTTCAGGGGAGAGAGTGATGAGTGCTCACAACGGCTCGAAAAAGCCTGGGGGCGCGGTGAGGCCCTGTGCTGCAACCCATTCGGGTGTGACAGTGCCGGCCTGGGCCTCCATGTAGATTTCCAGGTGCCGCGCCTTGAGGCCGTTGGCGACCAGGCCATCCACGATCCACTGGTTGCTGGTTGGGTTGGCTGGCATGTGCGCGGCCACCAGGCCGGCCCATTCCGCCTTTTTGGCGTTGCGCATGGCCAGCTTCTCGGCCGAGGTGAAGTCTGCGATTCCAGGCATGAAGCCCTCTACTTTCACCAGCGGGTACTGGCATTGGTCGATGACGTAGAGCGTGTAGACGCAGCGGTCCGGCCCAGCGGCGACGTTCTTGTATTCCAGGCCTCCATAGCCGGCATCACCCCATAGAGAGCCGAAGGAGTTCTTGAACTCGAAACGCATGCAGTCGTCGTCGTACCCGATGATCGGAATCACGTGCTCCGAGTTGGATGCCGACTGGCTTGTAGGGATGACATGCGTCTTCCACGACTTGTATTGCACCGCCGCGCTCCACCCGCTGGGATTGACCACCGAGGCGAGGACCACCATGCCCTGGCACAAGTACCACTTCACCGTCTCCACCGCGTCGTCGTTGCGGTAGATCACCGGCCGCATGCTGATGGGCAGCTCGTGCTGAGCCCTCAATCGGGCCGCAAGGCCGGGCTGCAGGCTCCAGTTCAGGTAGCCGTTGAAGTCGGCGTTGCGGCAGATGCCGTAGCGCTGTATGGCGTCTGCCACCTCGGCCAGGCTGGCGCTATGGTCGCCAGGCGGGAGGAAGCGGTTTTCGTCGCCCACAGCGCGCAGGTAGCTGGCGCTGTAGCCCCGTTCGCCGCCGGCTCTTTGGGCAGCGGTGTCCATGGCCTCGGCTGTTGCAAACCTGGCGCACTGCAGCGTGCGCTCTTGGTCTGCAACCTCATAGCGATGAGGGTGCAGGTTGACCCTGGGAGGGTAGACGGTGGTCATTCCCAGGCCCAAGCATCGCAGGCGGCGAGGAACGAGCTGACGCTGTTCACCGATGGATTGGCCAGCAGGATCTGGTCGCACAGCGCCTCGCGCGCCGCATTGGCGCGCATGGCCATGTAGTTCCTCAGGAGGGTGTTGTATTCCTCCAGCGTGGGGATGGGGGGTGGTGGCGTGGTGAAGGTGGTCCCATCCCACAGATCACCCATCTTGGCATTGCCGGCCGGTATCCAGCCCATCAAGACCCCAAAGGCTTCTTCGGCCTCGACCAGGTTCGTCACAACACCGTTTTCAACGATGGCAAAACTCATGACCATGATGATTCCTTTCAGAGGGTTGCAGCTTCGATAAAGAGGGCATCGAGCGTGCCCTCGTCCAACTTCATCGCGGCGGCCAGCATTGCCAGGGTGGGCCAGTCGCGGCGGAACTCGGTGGACTCGTCCCAGTCGATCTGGACGCGGCGCTGCTCCAGCTTGTCGGGGATGTTGTCGATGGCCAGTTGCACGTCATCGAGCAGACCGGCTTCGAGCAGTGCGCGCTTGGCTTGGCGGGCAGACACAACCTCTGGCACGGATGGCGCCGGGGCGCTGAAGGTCTTCCCATCCCACGTGTCACCCATGCGGGCTTTGCCGGCTGGAATGAAGCCCTGCGATGCGGCAAATTCCGCCGTTGCATCCACCAGGTTCGTGACGATGCCATCGGTGATGACGGCCCAGCTTTGAATGATTTCGCCCATCAGATAACTCCCCAGATGCGGACCTCGCCGCGGATGCCTGCACCCGATGCGGTGCCGTTGGTGGATGCCGCACCACCAGCCCCCGGGCCAGAGCCGGCAGTGATGGACGTGCCGGCTGCGTTGGTCGTGCCGCCCTGAGATCCGAACATGCTTCCCAGACCCGCCAGTAGTGCGTTGGATGCATCGATGGAGTCGCCCGCGCCGCCGCCGTAGACGGTGTAGCCGCGCGCGTTGGCGGCAGATCGGCTCCCGCCCCCGCCATAGAGGGCGAACCAATCAGAACCTTCATCGAAGGAGCTCGACACATTCGACCCAGTACGCGCGGCGTTGTTGAGCGTTGTCGAGGCGCTGTAGTAAGCCGCACCACCGACCGCTCCGACTGTCCCGCCGCCTTTGCCCCCCTGCGAAACAACCGTCTTGAACGAGCAGTTGCCACCGTCCACCCCGTTGGTGTCATTTGTGGCGACTGCGGGCCCAGGCGTTCCAAGGAGGATGGTCTCGGTGGCCGACAAGGCAGATGAAGGGAAGCTGAACACCGAGCGAGCGCCACCACCGCCACCGGTGCGGACAGAGCCAGATGCACCGCGCCGCCCGCTGCCGCCGGTCCCATCGACCTCGCCATCATGGAAGCGATAACCAGGCGGCTTTGTCCATGTACCAGAACCCGTGAAGGTGCGGTAGTAGCCGTTAATCACGATAGAAGTCGTGTTCGTCCCATCGTAGAAAAAGCGTCGTTTTTCCTGCGGGTACATCTTGTACGTCACGCCATCGGTGGTGATGTCGATGTCACCGGTCCCGCTGTTGCCGTAGTCGCACCACCAGCCTGCCGTGCGCGTGCCGAAGGTCTGCGTGAAACTGCCGCTGGTGATGTCGATGTACTTGCCTTTGTCGGCGTCCACCAGTGCGGTGTTGCTGGTGCGAGCCTCGCGCGGCATGTCCGGGATGCTGGCCGGGGCCGCTGTGCCTAGATTCACCACCCAATCGGTGTATGGCCCGCCGCTGCCCTCGAAGGTCTGCACGGTGATACTCATCGCTCCGGTGCCGGGCGTGAATGCATCCAGGCGGGCAAACATGCGCGTGGCAGGCGCACTGGACCGTGCAAACACCAACTGTTGGCCCACCCCAAACGCCTTGCCCGTCTGGTCGAGCGTGGGCGACTTCGCGCCGAGACTGAGGCTCATGCTCGTTGAGCTGGTCGCCTGGGTCCCTGGCGCGTTCATGGCGCTGGCGGCAGAGGCTGCGGCGGCGCTCGCCTGGGTGGTGGCAATGCCGGCCTGCGTGGTCGCCGTGGTGGCGCTGGATGCGGCATCCACCGCATTGTTGTAGACGTTCGTCGCCACGGCGCCCTGCTCGGTGGCCAGCGTCTGCTGCGCCACGCTCCACGGGTAGGCGCGCGCGTTGAACGTGCTGCGGTCGTTCGGATCTGGTGGATCTGGCAGCGGGGTGATGGTGGGTGGTGTGGTTGGCATCAGATAAGTCCTGTGACGTTGATGTCGATGGAAGCGGTGTTGAAGCTGTCGTAGCTGACGGGCGAGGTCTTGGCGAACCCGAAGACACTCAGGCCGATGTACCCCGTGGCCGTGGTCGCCACGAATGCGACGGGCCGATCCAGCACGCCCTGCAGCACCTGCAGCGCGGCATCGGCGTACTGCCTTGGCAATGCAACCTTGCAGCGCATGTTGGTGGCGCTGTGGCGCTTAACGATGGTGGTGGTGCCGTCGTCGTTGGTCTTGATGTAGCTGTAGGTCACCGGCTCAGCGGTGGCTCCCTGCAGCGTGCCACCCCACTGGGCCGCGTCGCTGATCAGCGGGGTGAAGTCGCCGGCAACGATCATTCCGATCCCCACCGGCTGGCCGGTGGCGGCCGTGATGGTGATGGTGAGCTCGGCAGTGGGCCGGATCGGAATGTCGGTGAACACCAACTTGTCAACCTGGCGCTGGGCCACGAACAGGTACTCGTACCAGCCCAGCGGGTCATCGGTGAGATAGCCCGAGCGCGTGAAGATCGTGGAGCCGCCGGGCGCGTCCTTGACTGTGATGCTGTACTGCGCGCCGGTGAGCCCGTAGAGGCCCACGCTGTTGAAGTACCCGGGGGACAGCACGTAGGTCATGGTGGTGACCGTCTTGGCTGCCGTGCTGGTGTAGATGTCGAACGGGGCCCAGCGATCCGTGGGGCCGATGTCCACCCAGCGCGTCGGGTCGTTCTCGGGCAGAGGACTTGCGGCGCTGGTGTGCGCGGCCGCGCACTTGTACTTGCGGTGCGTGGTCGCGCGGATGCGGATGTCGCCCACGGCATAGGACACCGCAGAGCCCGACCATGCCGTCTCCCCCGTGGAGGGCTCGGCAATGGTCGTGCCCGCGCCGATCATCGCGTCCGTGATGGTGATGTTGTCGATGATGTTCATACGATGCTCACCAGGCCGGGGGCCTCTGGTTGGCCGTTCGTGGCGTCAGCGGTGCGCTTGGCCTGATAGTTCAGGTTGTCGTTCTGCCGGCGGATCTCCAGCAGCTCGGCCTTGACGGCGCGCAGCTCGGCAATCACCGCCTGGTCGCTTCCTCCCATCGCGCCATTCGCCCACGGGTTGTAGGCCGCAGGGATCACCGCCTCGCCTTGCTGCAGGAGGGCAAAACCGGTCTGCGGGACGTAGGTGGTGCCGGTGTGGTAGATCGGTTTCCCCAGGGCTCGGGCTTCGGCCTCCAGCGTGCCGGCGGGCAAGCCGAACATCTGGTCGTACTGGGCCATCGTGAAGCCCTTGCCCTCCAGCGCATCGAGCACGCTGGCTTTGCCGGCGGCGCCGTTTGCCGCGATGACATCCCGCGCGACCTCGGCCATATCGGAGGCGTCGAAGAACGCACCAGAAGAGGTCTTGCCCGTTCCGGTGGCCTTGTCGTAGATGGCGGAGCCCGTGCCGATGATGGCTTTGGCGCCCACATTCGACCTGGTCTGTGATTCGGCGTTGTACGCGGCGATCAGGTTGGCGATGGCGGTGGGAAGATCCTTCAAAGACGAATCAATGCCGCGCAACAGGTTGACCTGATCGCGCGCCCACTCCACCTGCTCGTTCAGGGTGTCGAGTTGCTTCTCGGCTGTCGTCAGCTGGTCGCCGCTGGCGTCCTGCAGGCCCTTGAGCTCGTTCGCGACAACCAGGCGCTGAAAGTCGGCCTCGGCCTGGCTGGCGTACTGGGTCGATGCGAAGTCCTTGCCCACGGCGCTGATGGCTTCAGAAAGGTCTTTGCCATCTGGCAATGCCCCGCCTGCCTGAACCTGAGCGAGAGCATTGGAGATGAAGTCCCGACCCTCGGCGCCCTGGAACTTGACCACTGCTTCCACTTCATCGAACAGCGAACGGGCGCCCTCCTTCGCGGCCTCGAACACGCCCCGCACGTCGTCGATCACGCCCTGTAGGCGCTCGCGCTCCTTGTCGGCCGCGCGCTCGTATGCTGCAAGGGCTGCATCGGTCTTGCCGGCCGCGGTGTCGATCTGCTCGATTGAGCTCGTGCGCAGCTTGTCCAGGGCGTCAAGCTGGGCCTGGGCCGCGTCCTTGATGCCCTTGATGTAGGCTTCGGTCGCGCGGTTGGCGTCGTACTTGGCCGCGATCTCGTTCAGGCGGGCTTGGTCGAGCTTGTTTCCGTTCTCGTCGACGAAGCTGTCCAGGAACTGCTGGCGAAGCAGTGCCGCAGCTTCTTTGTCTTTGCCTTGGGCCTTGAGCAGTTCGACCGCCAGGTTGTCGCTCTCGCTACCCAGCGACTTGATGGCGCTCTTGTAAGCCTCCGTGAGCTGGTCGATCTCGTTCTTGAGTTCCACCGTCTTCTCTGCCGCCGTGTCCAGCGACGAGTAGATCGGGTAGATCTTGTTCGCCACGTCCATCGCATCAAGGTACAACTTCGGGTCGCTGTACAGCGAATTGACGGCGGCGAAGATTTGGTCGGGCGTGGCGCCCAGCAGCGATTCGGCGGACACGTTCAGACCCAGCGCCTGGAAGTCACGCGCACCGCTCCGGGCAAGGTACTCGCGCTGCTTGTCCGGGCTCAGGTAGTTCTGGATGAAGGCATTGGTGGTCGCGGTGAACCGCTCAAGGCCCCCTGCGAGCTCGATGAAGCTGTCCGCGAAATCAGCGACAGCCAGGCTGCCCTGCTGCGCACCGAAGCCCAGGGCATCGGCGGCTTCATTGAGTGTCGTGAAAGCAGTGGACAGGCGGGTCAGCGTCTCCAGCGCTGTTTCCCCAGCCTTGGCGTACTGGCTGGCTCGATAGACCAGCTTGGTTTCTGTCTCCGATTCCTGGCGGTAGACGTACTGGGCGTCTTGCCCGGCCAGCGCGCTGCCCACGTTGTCCTGGACAGTCTTGGTGATGGTCTCGGTCACTGGTTCAAAGTAGCCCAGCAACTCCTTCGCCATGTTCGTGCCGGCCTTGCCCAGCACCGTGGTGATCTTCTCCTGGATCTGCTCAGCCGTCAGACCCTGGAAGTTGAGGTCTTGCGTCTCCAGCACGAAGGCGAAGTCCTTGACCTTGTCGCCCGCCAAGCCCAGCGAATTGGCCATCTTGACGACGTTGGAGCGAACACCGTCGTAGGCCTTGTTGATGGAGTCGGATTGCTTCCGAGTGGCTTCTTCCAGCCCCTTGGTGTTCTTCTCCATCTCGCCGATGATCGTCTCGTAGATCATCGCGGTCTGGCTGGCGCCGCCGCCGCTGTCCTGCAGGGCCTTCAGGCGGTCGCGGTAACTCTGCAGGTTCTCCAGGGGGTTGGCCGTGGAGAACTCTGGGCCGGACGCAATCGTGCCGCCCTCCCGCCATTCTTGCCACGGGGTGAGCGTGCTCCCATTGCCCAGCGTGCCGCGCAGGCCGCTGCCGATCATGGTCTCGCTGCGCATGCCGCCAAGCACGTTGATGACGGCCAGTGCGATGGCGCCGGCAATGCCCGCGGCACCCATGGCGCCCATGGCACTCGTGGCAGCACTCGTGGCACCCATGCCCGCCATGCTCGCCCCCGCCCAAGGCGTCGCCGCCAACGTGGCCGCGCTGGAGCCAACGGCAGCACTGCCAAAGCCCATGGCGCTACTCAACGCACCCCAAGCCGTGCCGACCATCCCCGTGCCGGTGTAGCCCTGGTACGCCAAGCTGCCTAGCTGCAAAGCAGTGCCGAGATCACCGCCGCCGCCACCGCCGGTGATGCCGCCAATCGCGCTGTTCACTACCCCGTTGATGACTCCCGAAATCGGGCTCATCACTGCACTGATGACCGGGCGCAGCACCATATTGGCGAAGATCGACTTCAGCGACTTGGCCAGGTTCTTGCCGAGGCTTTCGCCTGTCTCGAAGCTGTTGACGAATGCGTCCGTCAGGCTGCGGTTGATGTCATCGGCGGCGCGTTGCCAGTCTTCTGCGGCGCGCTTTGCAGCCTCATCGGACCTTTCGCGCCCGTCCTTCTTTCCCAGGCCGTCAGCTAGGCGTTCACGCAGCTTGATTTCCTCGGTCAAGCGAATGTATTCAGGCGACCCCTCGTATGCACCTGTTGGACCATCGCGCTTCTCCCGTAGGCGGGCGATGGCCACTCGCTCGATGGCCTCCGCCAAGCTGATGTTCGTCTTGCGTGCGAGCTCAACGGCCTCTTCCTCGTCGGCTAGGCCAGAGATGCGGTCGGCGATGGACTTCGCGCTTTGAAGCGCTGCATCTTCTTGCGCGCGCATCCACGCCTCAATTCCTTCCGTCTCTTTTGCCCGGGCTGCGGCAGTGGCAATTGCGACTTTCGTAGCCTCTTTCGAGATAGCTAGGTTGCGCTCCGAGACTGCCAGCACATTGATTTCTGCACGAGCCTGACGCTCATTGGCCGAACCCAACTTCAATTTGCCCGACAGCAAGTCCTGGTCCAGCTTGATGCGAAGCCGCTGGCTCTCGGTCAGGCTCAATCCGCCAGCGGCCTCCAGATCATTTGCGGCGATCTTCTCCCTGATCGTTGCGATCAGAGATGCGTATGCAGACTGTTCTGTCTTCGCGGCGGCGGCGGCATCCTTGGAGCCCTTGTCCTGCTTGTAATTGGCTTTGGCCAATTCGGACACGAGCGCGATGTACTCTTTCTCCGTGATGGTGCGCGCGTCCCTTGCTGCCTGCAGCTTCGCGAGCGTTGGCAAATAATCTTTGTCCTGCCCATACAGCTTTTGGCGAATGGCGAGCAAGTCTGCTTCGGCTTTCCTGGCGGCCTCGGCGTCCTGGGCAGACGTGTCCTTGCCCAGGTCCAAGCGCCGCGGGTCCGTGGCTGCGCCGTCGTTGCGCGTCTTGTAGCGGTTGTATTCCTCCTGCACCTTGCGCGCGTTGAGGATGCGCTCCGTCAGGGCATCGATGTCGCGGCGCGCGGCTTCGGCATCGGCCTTCATGTCGCGCGAGATTTGGGCCACCACTTCGCCGCGCCCTTTGGCCAGGGCGCCCAGGGCTGCTGCCGCCGCTGCGGCGGGATTGGCCAACTCTGCGGGGCCAATTTCCAGAGCATTGAGCTGGGCCGCCCAGCCACCGATTTCTCGACCCACCCCTTGCAGCACATAGCTCAGCTGAGCAGCCATGACCGCCACGGTTTCGAAGGTCCTTGCCAGCCCTTCCTGCACTGCGCCGAAAGCCTTGGACTTCTCAGCACCCTCATCGGTCACACCGTTGAAGGCTCGAAGGATCGTGGTGGCGTCTTCGATAGCGCTTGCGGCCGAGGTGACCGTGTCATAGATCAGCGTGCCAGCGCCGTTGCTGCTGATGGTGCGGAACAGTTCGTCCCAGGTGTCGCCCAGGCCCGCAATCACGCCATCCAGCGTCTTGGCGCGCTCGGCCATGGCACCGCCGAACTGGTTGTTCCCGATGTCCTCCAGGTACTTGGTGATGTCCTTGGCACTGTTCTCGATGGTCTTCGTGACGCCCTGGAACGTGAGGGAAACCTTGTCGCCCTCGACCTTCGCCTTGATGCCGAATTCCTTCAGGCGCTCGAACTCGCCCGTGGACGCATCGGCTACCGCCTCGACCATCTGGTTGAGGTCTTTCCCCATCGCAGAGGCGGTGTTGCCGAACGAGGTCAGGGAGGCGCGCGTGGGGTCCAAGCCCAACGCCTTCATCTTGACAAAGCCCTGGGTGGCCTGGGCCAGCCCATACGGCGTGTCCTTGGCAAACTGCTTCAGCCAAGCCATCTCGCGCTCAGCGGCGGCGCTGCTGCCCGACACCGTCTTCAGGCTGGAGTTCAGCACGTCGAATTCGCGCTGGACAGCGACAACCTTGCCCACCGTGCCGGCGATGGACAGCCCTGCGAACAGGCCCGCAGCGGCACCGGCGGCAGCCGCCAGGCTGGACCCGGCGCCAGTGGCCGCGCTTGCCATACGGGTGAATTCCGATGCAGACGTGCCTGCTGCTTTACCCGCCTGGCCGACACCGGTTGCTGCCGCACTGCCCTGCTTGCCGACCTGGCCAAGTTGGTCGGCGGCGGTCTTGGACTTGCCACCCAGGTCGGCCATCTGGCGACCTGTCTTGGCCGACTCATCGCCAACGCTCTTCAGGCCCGCAGTGGAGCCCTGACCCAAGTTGGCCAAGGTCTTGCCGGTCTTGGCCGCCGAGGCCTCCACGCCGGCCATGGCCTTTTCAACGGGCGCGCCTTTGCTCGCGAGCACTTCCAAGGATTTGATTCCTCGGTCGATGTCTCGCGTGTCCATCGATACGCCGATGGACTCGATTTCGTTGCTCATGCTTGCGCCCAAAGAAAAAGCCCACGGGGTTAGCCGTGGGCTTCAAAACGAAAAAGGCCCGCCGAAGCGAGCCCTACTCAGGATTTCCCGCGCACAGCGGGTCGGTGGTCAGTCCTTCTTGGACGTGGCCTCGATCAGTTCTTCCATGCGCTTCGACATCTGCTCGAAGAACACCTTCTTCTGGCGGGCGTCGTCGGCTGCCTGCCCCACGCGAAACATCACGTAGGGGATGATGGCAAAGGCGCAGGCCATGGCCGCCAGCGCGGCCTGTTGCGGCGCCCCACCCACAAAGAATGACCCCAGCAGACAGAGCGCGCCGATGACAGCGCCGATGATCGTCAAAACTCCCATATCCCCTCCATGGAAAAATCGCATGGTAGCGGATCAGTCCTTGGCGTTCATCGCCTCAAGGGCGCCCCGCTCGATCAGGCGGATGCCAGCGAAGATCGAATCGATCTCTTCCTCGGTCTTGTCGCGGTGCATGCGGTCCAGAGCCGGCAGGATGCTGGCGTAGTTCAGCCCGGTGGGGCCGCCCATGCCGGCCACCTGCCACTGGGTGCTCAGGTCCACGAAGGAGATGTAGGCATCGGCATGCTCTTCCCAGACCTCAAAGATCTTGTCCGGGTAGTCCGAAAGCCGCAACCCGAAGGCTGCCAGCTTCTTTTCATCGGGCGGCTTCTCGTAGAGCGACCGCCCGATGTCCATCAGTTTTTTGCGCGCAGTCCCTCGCGCGTCTGGTTGTACGCCGCAAACACCGCCTCGGCCGCGCCTGGGTAGGTGTCGCACATCTCGACCAGAGAGTCGGCGCCCAGGGGTTCTTCGAGATCCCAGCCGATCACGATCTGGGCGATCAGCTTGGCGCTGTGCTCAGCCTTCAATGCGGCGATCTCGCTCTCGGGAACGGACTTGATCAATTCCGCAATGCCGGCCTCCTTCTGTTCCTCGGTGGCGCCCTTCTTGGGCTTGCTGTCGGCATAGGCCTGTTCGGCAGTCTTGCGCGCGGCGTCGAACAGGCCCTGCACGACCTTGCCGATCTCTTCGGCATGGGCTTCGCGCATCTTGGCCCACACGGTAGAGGGGAAATGCTTGGCTTCGAAGTTGATTTCGCCGGTGCCCGTGGGGGTGGGCACTTCGACCTTGAGCGGAAATGTCTTGGGAGCGGACTTGATGACGAGCTTGGTAGCCATGGTGTTGGTTCTTTCGCAGAGGTTGGAAATGCCCGTGCCCACCCACGCCGCCCTGCGAAAGGCGAACGTGGATGGGTCGGTGCGGGGTTGGCCTGGCAGCCGGATCAGTAGCGGGTCGGGCGACCGTTGAGCGAGATGGTTGCAGTGACCTGCATCACACTGCCCTTGGTCAGGGTGGGCGTTTCGTTGAAACTCACGAAGCCCGAGTACAACAGCACCGACCCGTTCGGCAGCGTCACCTTCAGCGCGCGGATGGCGCGGGCTTCGCCGGCCGCCTTCAAGGCAATGAAACCGGCCAAGGTTGGATCATCGGCAATGCCGATCTGGATCGATTGGGCGCTGGTCACCGTGGGCAACTGGCGCTCGAAGTCTTCTTCCAGGAAGGAGAAGTTTGCGAACTGCTGATCGCCGCCGCTGGTCGTGAACTCCAGGATCTGAGAGATCTGGGTGAACGCCGTGATTTCGCGCAGGCTGCCGGTGCCGGTGCCAGCCGGGAAGCGGGTGGTGTCGGTGGTGTCGATGCCGGTCACATCCACAGCGTTGGTCGAGACGTTGGCCGCCTTAAACACGCGGTCGTTGATCTTCTGCCAGCCGGACTTCAGCTCGTAGAAGGCGCCGTTGGCCATGCCGTGGGCGTTGGCCGTGATGACGCCAGGATTGGCGTTGGTGATGGCCGTCACGGACTTGGAAGAGCCGTAAGCGGTAGCGATGGCGACGGTCGCGCCGTCAGGGAGGGATGCCGACATGTGATGCCTTTCTGGACGAAGAAAAACCGCCCTTCAGCGGTTGGTTGCGCCCTCATCGGGCAGGGGAAATGCCCTTTCGGGCGGAAACTGATCGCACAAAGAAAAAGGGCGTCCATTGCTGAACGCCCTTCCCTGCCTTTCGGCCCGTGCCCTACCATGCCTGGCCTCGCCGTGCCGTAGCCGACCCCGGCTCGCCACAACAAACCCCGCCATGGTGATGCTGTCGCATCCCACAGCGCACTCTTGTGAATGCGCTGGGAGCTGCATGCAGCCCATGCCTTACCTCGCCGTGGCATGCCATGCCTAGCCAAGCCGGGCCACACCAGGCCTCGCCTTGCCAAACCGAGCCACTTGATGCTGATCGCATCAGGATGCACCCTCACCGAAGATGCAGCCTGCTATTTACAGCCCATGCCGAACCGTACCGGACCAGGCCTGGCCACGCCATGCCAACCCGCGCCGAACCGGACCTCGTGATGCTTTCGCATCCACAAACCCTCATGCAAGGGCTTGCAGCCGCGTCAAGTCAGCAGCTTGCGCCCCATGCCACGCAGCGCAACCAGCTTCGCGCCAGCATCCAGGTTCTCCTGGCGCTGCTGGTCGGTCAGCTCGGACACGCGCACGTTGCGCAGGCGCTGGCCGGCAGTACGGAATACCCGGCCGGCCTCCTTCTCGAATTCCTTCGAAGCGAAGCCCGTCTGCTCGTGCGGAGGCACCCAGCGGTAGCCCTTGCCACGCACCGACTGCAGGCAGACCTGATGGTCCTTCAGCAGCGTGCTTTTGAAGGCTTCCACGTTGCCTAGCCACTCGAACTGTCGGTCCCGGAATTCTGCCGGCGCCATGCGCCCCGCGTCTGCCAGGGACGGCATGCCAAACCTGCCCTCCAGCCACTCGTGGCTGATCAGATCGCCGTAGCTGAACTCAGCCAAAAAGTCCTCGACGGCCTGCCGCCACAGGGGGAAAAGACGTGTGACCTGATCAACCATAGGTCACCTCGAATCGTCCAAAGCGCGGGCGGTACTCGCACGTGCCGATCAGCGCCCCGCCGTCCTCAATGGCCTTCTTGGCTTCTTTCACGTCCAACACCTCGGTGTTGACCGCCACCGTCAGAACAGCTGCCCACTCCCGGAACACCGGGCGGTAGCGCATCAGCTTCGCAGCCCCCACGCGCACACCGCGGCAATCCACATGTTCGGGCGCCTCCCACAGGTCGCCCGGAGTCATCGGCCCGTCGTGAAGCAACTTGATGCGGTCTTCCATCACCAAGGCGCCGCGTTTCCAGTGTGTGCCAAGCTTCTGCAGCTTGGCACCGGCCAAGAACGTGGCATCCAGGTTCTGGCCCGGCAGGTAGAAGCCGTCCTGCTCGTTCCAGTAGCACCCGGCGATGAACTCGCTGCGCGCGATGGCGAGGTGATCGTCCTCGGTTTTTTTGCGCTTGCCGGTCAGCTCCTTGTGCGCCTTCGTCTCTGCCGCCAGCGGGTTGGCCAAGCGGTCGCTGTGCATCATCAACGGGCTGGTGCCCGTCACGCGGATCTTGATCGCCTCCATGGTCAAGCCCTCCCCACCTTGGTGATGATCGGCGGCTTGCCGATCACGCTGTCGGTGATGAAAGACACGCTCCACTCGCCGAAGTGCCAGCCCGTCGGGTTACGGCGCATCTCACGGCGCAGGGCATCCTCCAGGTCGCCCAAAGCCATCTGCAACCATTGCTCCGAGCCACAGCGGCTGTCTACCGCGCGCTTGCTGCTTTGAGCTGCCTTGTCCAGGACCATCGCCGCGATCAGGCCGCTGCTGCCTTCGATGTGATGGCCGGCGCTCATGCTGCCTCCCGGTTGTCCATCTGCCAGGCGCGCACCTCGGCGGCCGTCATCTTGCGCTTGGGCACCAGCTCCAGCACCGTGGCTGTCTTCTTGGGCTTGCGGGTGCGCTTCGGCTTGGTGAGCACGCGCGCCATGAACGCCTTGTGCGCCGGATCGTTCAGCGCCGCTTCGACAACCAGGGCCTCATCCTTGGTGGCTTGCACCCGTGCCCAGATCGCGCTGTTCAGGCGCTGGATCTCATCGCGGCACTCAGCAGGGAGTGCCGCGAAGTAGTCCCTGAGCGCAAAAGCCTGCGCATACATGAAGTCGTGGATCATGCCGCACGCTTGCGACACGGGTTTCTTTGCTGTAGAGTCCATGTTGAATCCGTTCAGTAGAGAGTTCGGGTATCACCTTGAAACCCCGTTGGTTGCCGCCTTCGGGGTTTCGTCTTTTCAGGCTGCTGCACTTGCTGGCTGCGCCTCCTTGACACTTTCAATCAGCCGCTTGGCGATCTCCTTGGAGAGGGATCGGAAGCCGTCGGTGGCCTCTTTGCGGATGCGTTGTTCGACTTCCGGGGGCAGGTCGAGCGCCACCTGCAGGCGGCGCTTTTGCTGCTCCCCGATAGAATGTGCTTGTTTAAGCATTGATGTCCTTTGCTAAGTAACGACGACGAGCAAACTTTAACATCATTTCTTATCTTTGCACAACATTTTTTAAAGCGCTTTTCTTTTCATGAGTGACTTCGCCTCTAGATTGCTTCACGCACGCTCCGAAATGGGCTTGACCCAGCGCGAGCTCGCCGATGCCGTGGGGCTGTCTACGGTCCAGCTATCCCGGTACGAAAGCGGCAAGAGCACACCACGCCCGCCTATCCTGGCCGGCCTGGCAAAGGCGCTTGCTGTTTCGCGGGCCTGGCTTGAACATGGCGATGTGGCGCCAGGCGACCCCATCGACAACAAGAACACGGTCACCATTTCCTTCTCTCAAGAGGAATTCAAATCGTTAGAGGCGGTCGCGAAGAAGCTAGGCCTCTCTGTGGAAGCGACCATGGGCAGGCTGTTGAGAGAAGAGCTCAGCCGCAAGACCCCAAACCAGCTTTGCAACACACCCGTTCATCCAACAGACCCCAGCGAGGTATCGCGCGGCATCGAAGACGCCCTGGCGCAACTGCGTCGCTCAATTGAGCAGGTCCAGGCAGAACAGGAAGTCATCAAGCGCTCTATCCCGAAAATGCCCTCCACTCCACGCTGACCGGCACCATCCAGCGGTCGCCGTCACGCTCCCCGCTGCCCACCTTGGCTGTCTTGGTGATCTCCACCGTCACGCCGGCCTGGGACAGCTGCTGCACGGGTTTGAACTGCGCCGCAATCGAACTGGCCACGGTTTGCGCCGGCACCCTGCCCTTGTCGAGCGGTGCGAACACATTCACCCACAGCACGCCGCGCCGCTCCACCACGTCCGCGGTGATCGCGTGATCCACCGGGTCATTGAACAGGTGATGCACGCGCTGGTAGATCACTCCGGTCTCGGGCGTGTAGGCCTTGTTCTCGAACACCGTGTGCGCCACGGGCACGACCAGCAGCAGGTGCTTTTCCAGGATCGCGCAGATGGTGGCTTCGATCATTTCAGGGCCTCCACCGCTTTGCGGATGTGGTCGCTGTATCTCTGCACCGATAGCCGCACCATGCCCGATGGCGCCTGATCCGACCAGCCGTTTTCAAGCCGTCGGGCATAAGGCAGACTGAGGGTCAGCCAGATGACTTGCCCTGGCTTCCAGGTCTTCAGCGTGGCCTCAGCCGCCGCCAATGCGCCGCCCTCATCCGCGCTTCCCTTTGGGGTCGTGTCGCGCCGCCCGCTCTCTGTCGTGTTGATGGTTCCAACACCGCAAGCCCAGGCCCCTTTCGCCCGCCCAGTGTCCACCGGTGTGCTCACAACCATGCCGCGCTCCAGCTCGATGGCGGCCAGGCGGACCACGTTCTCAGCCTTGTCGCCAGCGCGCTCGCACATGGCCCGAAGATCTGCAGCGAAGCCCATCAGCGGCGCACCTGCAGTTCGGCCAGCACGTTGACGCCAGCGGGCGCCAGCGGCTTGGCGCTGATCACGGTGTAGCTGATGCCCTGCCACAAGAAAACGTCCGTGGCCTTTGGCATCACCAACCCCACTGCCGACAGATAGGCTTGCTCGTCGCCCTGCAGAACGGTTGTGCCGTTCACCAGGTGCTGCGGGTAGGCGAACACCACAGCCGTGACGTTCTGGCTCACTTCCGCATCGGGCGTCGTCCCGGTGTCAGGGTCGTAGTCGCCGCCGGGCACTTTGCGGGTGACCAGGCCGGCGGCTCCAAATTCGCGCAGGATCTCGTCGGCGGTGGCGGCGATGTCGGCGTAGTCGAAGCTCATGCGGCCTCCTGACGGTCAGCAAAGGCCTGCAGCAGCGCCTGGGAGATGGCCTGGATCGAATAGGCCTCGAACTCGCTCGACGGGTCTGTCTCGCCGATGCTGCAGCAGAACCGCTGGAAGGCGTGGACCGCCTCGTGCACCAGCAGGCCGGCCACCTGAACGCCGCTCACATCGGGCTGCAGGCGCAGCGCGACGATGCAGCACATCTCGCCCGTGGCATTTTCCAGCGTGTGGGCCGTGGCGTCAGATTGGTCGTTGCTGATCCAGGCCGGCCGGCCGTTCTTGGGCTGGCCGCAATCGTCCATCGCCTTCTGGAACTCGGCATCGCTCAGCACCAGGGTGAGGTACGGGCCGACGATCAGCTTACGGTCGAGCCAGTGCGTCTTCATGCATCCACCGTCACTGCAACAGGCGGCATCGTGCTGCCCACCACCCACAGGGCGATAGGCCGGCCAGCGTTCAGAGCGGCCCGTTCCTCAGCCGTCGGCTGCCAGTAGCTGACCACGGCCGGCACACCGTCCACCTCGGTGCGCGTGATGGGCAGCGCGCCGCAAGGCAGTTCGTTCTGGTCCCAGCCCGCAGGCGCGCCCAGGACTGCGTTGTTGGATGGGTGTTGTGTGCGGTTCATGCTCGGATCAACTTGATCTGCCCAGCCCCAGCGCCCAGGTACGGCGCCAGCATGCTGTCCACGGCCTGGAATTTGATCTGCTGCCGCGCGCCGGCCGCGTACTTCTTCTCGATGGGGCCGACCTTCACGCTCTCGGTCTGTGGGCCCAGGTCGGGCGCCAATTCGCCAGCAGAGGCCTTCAGCGCCAGCACGGCGCAGGCGTTCGCCACCGGCACGGGGACGATGTTGCTCGGCACGTCGTAGCCATTGGCCACCACGTCATAGCGGGGCCAGTCCAGCGCCTGGTCGTAGCTGGTGCGGGTGCCCTTCCATCCACCGGAGTAGACGCCCATGTAGTCCGTGGCGCGGATCAGGGCTTGCTCCTTGGCCTCGGTGGCCAGCAGTGCCCAGGCGGCAGCCCCGCGCGCGGCGTGGTACGCATCGGCCTGGGCGATGGAGCACAGAGACTGCGCGCCGGGATCGGGAGCGACGATCAGGGCCATGGCTTACTGCGCGGTCCGGGCGGCGCGATCTTCGTCGGCCAAGTTGTTCCAGTCGGCGCCGGACAGGCCGGACCGCTCGAAGGCGGTCAGCAGCGCCTGCAGGTCGCCCTTGCTCGCGTTGCCCCGGAAGGTCACGCCGGCAGCGGTCAGCGCAGCCTTGATCTCGGCGGCGGTCACCTTGCCGTCGGCGTTCGTGTCGGCGTCGCCGCCGGTGCTGGTGTCATCGCCTGGGTTCTCATGCCCCTCGGGCTGGAAAACCGCATCCAGGATGCGGAAGCCCTGGGCGCGCAGTTCGGCTTTGCGCTCGGGCGTCACGGGGTGCGGCTCGTACCAAATCTTGTCTTCGGACATGTGCGTCTCCAATGAAAAGCGGGGCCGAAGCCCCGCATGGATTCAACCGATTAGCGATCAGTCCTTGGCGGCGTCGCCGATGGTGATCACGCCGGCCGTCTGCTTGATGTCAGAAGCCGTCTTGTCCCAGTTCGTGCCGGTCGCCAGGGCTGCATCCGAAGGCGACTTGCCGCCGTTGGCTTCGTCCCAGGTGTAGCCCTTCAGCGACAGGCCGAAGGTGTAGTCCACCTGCATCGTGGTTTCGATGCGGGTCTGGCCGTTGGTGGTCTGGATGTTGGAGATCACGTCGCCACCATCGAACACCGTCGCAGCGCCAGCCACCAGGCCCAGCACCTTCTGCTTGTTGGGCGTGCCGGCCACGTACAGCGAAGGAGCATCCGTCACGATCACGGCCTTGCCAAGGATGTCCACCACCAGCACGCCTTGGGCCAGGAACAGCTTGGCGGTGTTGGTGAGGTTCTGGCCGATCAGCTTGTGATAGACCTCACCGGTCATCACGCTGGCCACCAACTCGCTGGAGCGGTCGCCGAACTTGGCGTGCGCTCCGTTCTGGGCGGCGTAGCTGATGCCCGCGGTGGCGCTGACATCGTTGGTCGCCGATGCCTGGTTGCCGATGGCGGCGGCTAGCGCGGCAATGGCCGTGTTCAGCTGGTCGCGCAGCATGGCTTCAGCGAAGTTGCGCGAGGCCACCTCGATGCCCTCGGCCGTGGGCTTCTGCAGCCAGGTCATCTGCGAGGGCTCGTAGCGGATGGGGCCGAAGCCGCCGGCCACCTTCACGGCGCTGTTCTTCAGTTGCGTCAGGTCAGTGGCGCTGGCTGCGGCTTGGGCAGCGTAGCGGTTCACGCGGCGCTGGGCCGAGTGGATGGCCGCGAAGAACGACTCCTGCAGGAAGTCGCCCGTAAATCCATCCGTGGTCAGGCGGATGGAGCCCGCGGATGCGGCATTGAACTTCTGGACCATCTGACCCAGGGTCTCGATGGTGGCAGGCATGATGTAGTCATTGAAGACCTGCATCTGAGAGAGAGACATGGTTTAGCCTTTCGGAAGATTGAATTTCTTGGCGATGGCAGCCTGGCGTTCTTCTTTCGTTCCGCCAAAGTTGCCAGCAGGGAGGCCACGGTTACCGCCACCCGATCCTTGCGCGCCAGAGCCTTGGGCTTTGGGCCACAGGTGGGGGGCGGATTCCCGCAGGGATTCGGCCCACTCTTGGGGCGTCAGGGGCGTTTTGCCGTCCTTGCCCAGAACAACCTCTTCGCCGTTCATGGCAACGGGGTCGCCGTCGTCATTGAGGCGCCACAGACCACCGCCGCGCAGCACGATGTCTTCCATCGCCTCGGGCAGTGCGCCGGCCTTCAACGCAGCGTCGCGGATCGCCCCTGCCAGGGTTCGGGCGGCCAGCTTGGCTGCCTTCGCCTCGGCCTTAGAGCGCGTTTCCGTCTCTGCGGTCAGCTTCTTGTTGAAGTCCGCCTGCATGCGTTCGGTACGCTTCGTCAGCACCGTGTCGATGTCGCCCTTGGCGATCAGTGCAGCCTCTTCGTCAGAGGCGAACTTCGACAGGACATTGCGCACGACATCGGGATCGATGCCGTCGAAGCGCTGCAGGTTGGTCGTGGCGTCCTTCAGCTTGCCCAGCAGCTCACTGTTTTTGGTCTTGAGGCCAGAGACAGCATCGCTGACCTTGGCATCAATGAGGGCTTGCACCTCAGGCGTGATCTCGGGCTGATTGCCGCCACCCCCACCACCGCCGTCATCAGCAGGGGCAAGGAGGCGAGCGAAAAGACGTTGTTTCCAGAGTGGCATGTGTATCCCCTTGGGATGGTTGATGGAGGGCCTAGCCCGAACGAAAAAGCCCGGCTTGACCGGGCTTGTGGAAAAGGAAAACCCGCCGCAGTTGCCTGTGCGGGCTATTGATTGGATTGCTGTTTAAGTCAGCGTTCCCGTGACTATCAGCGTTGTGCTGTTCCAGACATCGGCGGTGTGAATCTGCAGATCAAAATTGTTTCTTCGCCCCGCCCAATTGCCACCTATCAGGTCTACAAAAGAGACAACCGACCCCGCCAAACAGCCGGCGTTGTGGTGAGCCATGACAAGCGTGTCCGTACTCAGTTCCACCTGGCACTTCACATCCATGCCATCCCTGGACAACACGCTTGCTCGCAAGACATCGCCCTGCAATATGAGACACGCGGACACCACCCACACAACGTCACTCATTTCACAGCCTTCGGCTTCGTGCGCCTGGGCTTGGCCGGCTTGGCGAGCTTCGGCGGGTCAGGGATCATGAAGCTGGTGATGCCCTGGCGGTCGCAGTCGTAGCACACCTTGTCATCAGTAACCGTTCCACGGCGGTATTTGCCCTTTTCATCGAACCACGACCCATTGACCACAGTCATGATGGACCGGCTGCCGCATCGGGGGCACTGGATCAGCCCGGACTTGCGGTAGGCCTTCAGGCGCTCAATCACCGCCTGCTTTGGGTCGGGCTCGCTGGGTGGGACGACAGTTAGATGTGACACCCCACCATCATAGCCCCGCCCTCTTGAATGCCTGAGCGTCGCGCTCTCGCAGCTCGTCCAGCGTCAGCGGCTTCCCGCGCGCCCCGTACATGTCATCCAGCGTAAGCCCACCTTCACGAAGAAGCCTGCCGCGAGTAGGCCCGAGGACGTCGTCCTGCCTGGCGGCCGACTGATCCTTGAGCCATGCGCCGTAATCCAGGCTGGAAGGCACCTGGCCGTCCATGCTGGCGCGCTCGGCGGGCGTCCAGTCCGCAATGTCCACACCCGTCAACTCCCGCCAACTCTTCAACACCGGCACACGCCGGCTGCGGCAGGACCAGTGAAACATCCCTGGCCCAGCGCCCCACGGGTAGGCATGGCCGATGGGCTTGAAGTCCTTGCTCCACTCCTTGCCATCCCTGGCTCTGCATGGACTACTGGTACGAAGGTCAAGCGTGGCCGACCACGTGTAACCCTTGATCAAGTCCTCGTTGGAATCGTAGACCTGCTGCTGCGCGAAGGCGGATGTGTGGGCGATGGCAGTGCGCACCACGGCCTGGGCATCGCGCCGGGAAATCTCAATGATCCCATCGCTGTAGCCTTTGGCGCGCGTGCCGCGAATCTCGCTCACGATCTGCGACGTGGTGCGCCCTTAGACAACGCCATCCGCAACTGCGCGCCTGATCAGCCGCGCCTTCTTTGTCTCCATATCGGCCATGAAGTCCTTCAGGAGCGCACCCTGAAACGGCCTGGCCATTGCGGCGGCGTAGACCTGCTCCACCGACACGGCGGCCACGCTCACCTGTACGGGGACAGCCTTCACCAGCAGGTTTTGCTGGAAGGATGCCTCGTACTGCGTGAATTCCTTCAACTCCTGCTGGAACACTCGGCCGGCTTCGGCGTGAGCCTCACGGTTCAGGCTCCACACGCTGTAGAGCATTGCTTCCAGCCGCTCCACTGAAAACGTGGCGGGGTTCACCTGGGCCAGGCGCTCCGTGAGCTCCGCGAACATCTCCCGATCAACTCGGTTCAGCACAGCCATGATGCGCTGCACCACGTTCTCGCTGTAGCGCCGCAGATCAACCGCGTGGCTTACCTGCCCTTCAAGCAGCGTTTCGTTGGCCGTTGGCATCGCTCTCGCCGGCGCCGCCTAGCGTTGGGCCGTCGTTCTCCAGATCATCATCGATCTCTTCATTCGTGCGTTCAACAGCAATCACGCCCTCTTCCCGCAGCCAGGCCCGAAGGTCGAACTTGGCGATCACCCCGGTCTGCCAGGCAGAGATCATGGCCGCCACCGCCTGGGCATCGATCACCGTGCGCGAGTAGTCCTGGTTGATCTTGTACAGGGCCTGGATCTGCTCCTGGGTCAATGTCTTGCCCTGCAGCAGCGCGCACCAGCCGATAGCGGTCTGGTAGGCCTCATTGGTGTTCGCCGCACACATGGACAGAACGGAGGTGGAGGCCTCGCGGTCGTTGTCGCTCTGCGTGGCCGTGACCTTCACAGCGTTCTGGTCCAGCAGCCGGGCGCCCAGGGCCACCATCTGCTTTTCCTTCTGCTCCATCGCCTCAAACACCAGGGTGTTGGGCTCGGGCTGGGAGAAGCCGAACTCGCCACCAACGGGCAGCAGCAGAGGGCTACGCGAGCCGATGTACATCGACTTCTGCTCTTGCAAGTGGTCGCGCCATTCCTCGGTCAACCCGGAGATCCACGGCTGGGCCTGGCCCACGAAGAACACGCTGTCCTCGTAGTCGGCACTGTTGCGGAAATGGGCGACGTTCACCTGGGCCAGCGCGTACAGTGGGCTGTCATCGATGTTGGCATCGTTGTTCCGGCTGCCAACGAAGCGGAACGGGATGAAGTCCAGCACCTGGGTCTGCGAGCGCAACACCACCTCGCTCGTTGGCTGGCCGTTGGCGTCGATGGTCTGCAGCAGGGTCACGCCCCCACTTCCTTCCTGCCACACGCGGCAGGTGCATTTCCCATCCTCCAGGAACAGCTCCCGGTACTGCACAGCCGTCTCCAGACCGTAGCCGTCGCGAATGTCCACCACCTCTTGCAGCACGACCCACTGCAGCACACCACCTTCGATGTGCCAGTTGATGATGCTCTCGGCGGCATAGGACTTGATCACCGGGCGCTGCAGGCGCTCGTCAAAATCCACCAGCAACCCATGCCGCCCGACCTGCAGCAGGTTGGACACCGTGGCCTGACTCTGCTGGTAGACGCTGGTGCCGCCGCCGTCCGCGTCGGTCAGGAGGTAGTCCAGCGAGTCCGGCAGGGCGTGGCTCGGGTCTTTCTTGAACGCAATGCCCAACAGACCATCCAGCGTGCGACCCGTGGCTCCGTAGAACACCGCGCGCTGGACGTAGGCCGCGTTTCGCTCCACGTTCTCCTGGGACTCGTCGGCCTTGTTCAGAACCGGGAGATAGCCCCCGGTGCGCATGGCCTGGTCCCCGGCCACCACGTCGCGAACAGTCTTCCACCGCGCGAGCGTTTCCGCTGGGATGCGGTTGAAGGTGATGTCTGCGGTCATAGGGTGGTCAGTTGGTTGCGGATCGCATGTTGATGGACTTCGCCGCGGACTTCTGGGCCAGCAGGCGGTAGCGCGCTTCGTCCCCCACGTGGTCCTCTGCGTCGGTGTCGATGTCGTCGGGGTCCCGGTCACTGCGGGGCAGGACTGGAACGGTGCGGATGAACTGCCGGCACGTGTTGAACACGAACAGGCCGGGCTCTTCCATCACCCTGGCCTTGGATGCCATCAGCCGGCCGCGCATCAGAGACCATCCCCGCTTGCGGCTGCCAGGCGACTTGTCCGCCTTCTCCCAGCGCACCTTGTGGCGCTCCTGGATCTTGGCTGGGCTGTCGCCGTTGGTCTCGTCAAAAATACTGCTGTCGGCTGGACCTGGACGCACCCGTTCGGCGATTCCCAGGTCAGCCTGGTGCTTCACGATGCCATCGGCAATGCCGGCATCGCTCATCTTCAGGCCCTCGTTCGGCCGACCGTTCCAGCCATACCACTCGGCAATGCGGAACAGCGTGCCACGAGGGAACGTGCGTTTCGAGCCGTCCGCCATGACGGCCTCGGTCCCGTCCGATTCGGCCCACCAGCCCACGCTGAAGGGCTTGCTGCTGCCCCAGTCGAATGCGCGGTCAATGCGCCAGCTCTTGGGGATGGCGAAGGGCACCAACACGTGCCGGGATTCCTCCCACACATCGTCAAACATGCCGCCGGCAACGATGTTCCAGTCACCGTCCCGCATGGCCTTGACCAGGGCGGCATTGCCCAGGCCTTCCAGGCGGTCGGCGTAGTCGGGATCGTTCTCCAGCAGCGTCGGGTTGTCGCTCAGCTTGGCAGGGATGTACTGCCTGCGCATGCCGCCCTCGGCCTTGGTCTGCTGCACGATCTTCATAGGGGCCGCTGGGTCGATGAAGGTGGCCTTCACCCAGTTGTGCCCCACCCCGCCAGGGTTCGACCCGGCAATGATGCGGGGGAACAGCCCGGCGTACTTCTTCGGCAGCTTCAGGCCACCTAGCCGGCACCGGCCGCGCAGGTAGCGGTAGATCTTGTCCGTGAAGTGGGTCAGCTCATCCATCATCAGGACGTGGATTTCCGGGCCCTGATACTTGATCATGTCCTTCTCGTACTGGCAGTGGCAAAGATGGATCTTTGCCCCGTTCCAGAACTCGATGAAGTTTTTGGACCCGTTGATCTTCACGTGCCCTGCGTCGATCCACTCGGCCAGCAACGCAGGAAAGCCGGTCGGGCCTTCCATGTGGTTCTTGGCCAGGTCGTCCGACAGGCGCCGGAAGATGTAGACCTGCAGGCCGGGAATGTCCGTGCACCAGCTGATGGCCGCCACCCGCATCAAGTGGCTCTTGCCGCCGCCGGCCGCGCCGCCGTACAGGATCTCGGTCGCGGTGGAAAGAAACGCCTCAGTCTGCTGCGGGTGAAGGCTTAGTTCCATGGAGCACCAGCTTCAGTTCGGGCGTCTTGATCTCGCCGCTGTGCTCCACCTTCTCCTTGAAGGCGCCGACATCCACATGCTTGCCGATCAACTCCACCAGCTTCGTGCGGTCCAGCAGCTTCAGCTTTCGGACAGTGGCGAAGGTGGGATTGCCGTCTGGGTCGCTACCCGAGCGCTCTTGAATCGTCTCCACGCCGGCCACCAGGCCAGTGCGCCAGACCAGGGGCCATTCCTTCACCGGGCGAAGCGTGCCGCTCTCGTCGTACAGGTCCGCCAGGTCGGCCGTCGCATCGCGCGCCAGGCGCTTGAGCACCCAGTCGGCATCGATCTCGGTCCGCTCGCTTCGGGCCTTCATCGCGGCCTGGACAGCCTCGGAAACCTTGACATTCGTTAACAGGCGGCTCGCTTGCTCGGCGGCCGTCTTCTCGCTGTACCCAGCCCGGATTGCGGCCTGGGTTGCATTCAGGTCAATCAGGTACTCGGCTACAAAGCGGTCTTGCTTTGCGGTCAGTGCCATGTGGCTTCATCCTTGGATTGCATGTCAGTTGAACGTGTACCGCCCCGTGCCATCTGGCTGCGGCACGAGGCGGGCGCGTCGGATCATCCGGTCCGCGATGGCCTGGGCCACATCACGGGCCAGTGCGCGCACGAGCAGCGCTCCGCCCATCTTCACCAGGGCGCGCTTCTTGATGGCTCGACCTGAGGTCATGTCAGTTGCTGGACCCGCCACCAATGGCGTAACAGTCGTCTTCGGCTGCAATGTCGTCCCAGCCCTCAATGCTTCCGTCGCTGCCCATGGTCACACCTCCGCCCGCGGGAGAACTGCTTCGCCCTGCTGCACCAGAGCAAACAGGCCGCCGGTCGAACGCTTCACCATCGACTGCATGGGGTACTTGGCGCACAGGAAGTCCAGCAGCGCCTTCTCCAGCGCCTCGGGCATCTCCAGGCCGTTGATCTTCAACGTGCCATCTGCCATGGTCAGGTCGCCGGTGAATGCGGCCATGGACACTGCCACCTCGGGGATCTGGCCCACGGGAAAGTTCACGGCAATGCCCGTGAGTTGCCTGAGCTCGACGCCATCCACCCAGACTTTCGCCCAGCCGCTGGCAGACTCGATCTTGATGTTGGACATGTCGCGCTCCTTGAATCTGTTGCGTCCATTGGTCACGGGTTTTCAAATGCCCCGCTGGACACGCCCTCCGCGCCTCTGCCGATTGCGCAGGTGGGAACCCGCGGGAGATTCAGCCCCACTTTCCCCTGGGGCTCGCTGTCGGCGTCAACGTGACCGGGGTCGGAATAGTTGCGGGCGCGCAGCCAGTACGGACAGTGCCGATGGTGGTGTGTGCTGCGGCCCGCGAACACGGTAGCGGCGCTGGGATTCGAACCCAGGCAGTCAAGCGCATGGGCTCACGGCGCCGCGCAGACCTCTTGCATCGCGTCACCCTTCAACCTCTCGGGCACGCCGCTGGAATGAAAAAGCCCGCAGGGCGAACCGTGTGGGCTGGTTTGGTCATCTGCGCTGGCACCGCACCCGGCGCAAACCGGGACGTCCTGTGCCATTGCTGACGAATGGCGGCGAATATGCCAGAAATTTCTGACATGCACAAGCGGTTTTTAGAGACGGTTGACCAGCATGGTCCGGCCTGACGCCACCAGGTCGGCCAGCCCCTGCTTGCTCACCCCCAAGCGCTGCGCCATGCCGGCGGGGTTGCCGCAGTAGACGTAGCTCCAGCGGATGGCATCGCGCTGCTTCTCGGGGAGCTGGAACACGGCCTTTTCCAGCAGCATCGCATCCAGGGTGTTGATGGGCCGCTGGATCACCGGCGCCTCCCACTGCCGGGCCTTGCTCTGGTACATCCGAAACATCGGGGCCGTCTGCCAGCCGTGCGGCCGGACGGTCACCCAGCGGCGCCAGTTCTCCAGGCGCTCGTGGATGGCTTTGTGGTCGTCGGACACGTGGTTGAAGTCAACGAAGTCCCTGGTTTTCATCAGCATGGTTCCCCCTGGTTTGTCTTGGCGCGCGAAAAGCGCAGCCGGCCGAGATCGTTCTTTTCCAGCCTCCCTATGCGGATCAGGCCGTCCACGTAGTACTGAGCCGCGCTGGCACTCTTCCATCCGAAGTGGTCAGCTATGTTGGCCACCGATGGCAATTGGTCGTTCTCTTCGAACACCTCGCGCATGTAGGCCAGCACGCTTGCCTGGGTTGGCGTCGGGTCTTTGGCGAACACGCGCTGACGCTTGCCATGGCTGTACCGGCGGACTTGGAGGGAGGCTGTGGTGGCGCTCATGCTTGCTTCCTCTGCTCCATGAGCCCAGTAAACAGCCCCTGCTGGTACTCCTTCCAGGTCTCGCCGCGGCGGATCTGGTCGATGGCCTGCTTGCTGACGCCGTACTTGATCGCCAGCTTGGGAGAGGATTCGGGGCTGGCGCGCACTTCTCGGGCGATCTCCATGGACAGCTTTCCGATGGATGCCCGCAGCCCCTGAGCGATGTGCATCGCGTGCACGGGCGTCTTCTTGCGGCCGGTCAACGGGTCGGCCCGGTTCGCCAGTTCCATGTGGGCGAAGGCCACGCACGCCCAATTCCCGCAGCTGGGCTTGATGGTCTCGTTGAAGTCCAACACTCGCTTCTTCAGGCTCCAGACCTTGCGGCGTACAGAGGTGGGCATCGGCGGCGAGCCCAGGGAGGCCATGGGCCCACGGATCGGGTCCACGTAACCCGTCCACAGCAGACAGCCATCCACCGTGGGCCGGCCGCGCCCCTCCAGGATCGCAACCGTTTCCTCCTTCGATGGCTTCCAGTCCATCAGAACCAGGTGCGGGAAGCGATCTATGTAGGTCATCCGCACCAGGCCATCGGCGATTAGAGAATCAACGATGGCGCGCAGACCCACCCGAGCGCGATGGGCTTTGGACCCGGCCAGATTGTTGAAGCGCACGGGCGCCGCGGTGATGGCGGCCAGGACTGTTTCTCGGGTGTGGTTCACTTCGTCATCTCCTTGAGCTTCTTGCGGTACGTGTCGCGGATCTCGATCAGCTCGTCGCGCGTCCACTTCTTCACGGTGTTGTCGGCCTCCAGCGCCTCGACGCGGGCCAGGCCGATGCGGGCTATCAGGCCCACGCGGTAGTCGATGGCATTGCCAGCCAGGAATCGGTTCTCCTGCTTGCTTTGTGCATGACAGTTGTCTTCGTTGAAGCGCAGATGGGGCGCCGCGCCGGTGGAGCGGTAGTGCCCGGCGTCCACGGCGTTGCCGGTCCAGTCCAGCGGGCGGCCACTGGAAATGCAGACATGACCTGCCAGCCTGTCGCGCTCGCGGATGTAGGCGTTGAATGCCACCTGGGCCTCGCGGATCAGCATGGGCAAGGTCTTGGCGGCCTGCTTGCGCGTCTTGATCTTGGCGCGCTCTTCCACCTTCGCCTGGCGCACCTTCTTCATGGCGCAGGCCGGCCGGCAGACAACCTGGCCCATTCGCTGGGGGGTGTAAAGGGTCTGGCAGACCTCGCAGTGGCGGGCCTTGGGCTCGAAGGGCTTCATTCGTCGCTCGCCTCTTCCAGCGCCTCAACCACGCCGGCCGGCACCCGGTAGCCCAGGGCGATCAGTCCACGCACGCGCTCGGCGCACTCCTGGCCTGTGGCGTCGCTGAACGAGGCCCCTGCGTGCGGCAACGTGATGAAGCGGCGCGGCGCACGGTCCAGATAGAGCGCCTGCAGGCTGTTGCTCCACATCCAGACCTTGGCCCAGGCCTTCCATCCCAGGTGCTGCAACCTGGTTCCCTGAAACCACGCATGCGGCGGCGCCGGCAGCAGCCGGGGGATGTAGCCCCGAGGCTTGTTGCTGGCCACGTGGGTGAAGAACCCACCTCCCACGCTCTCGTAGATGTAGAGGTCGCAGCGGAAGTCGTCGCTGCTGAAGCGGCAGTAGCTCATGCCCAGCCCTCCACGATCATCTCCATCAGGTGGTTCGCCGTCTCGCGCGGCATCGTTGGCAGGATCACCTGCAGCACCCCGTCCAGCGCCGCGCTGTAGAAGCCCTCGAAGGCGTCCTGGTCCATGGCGTCGTAGCTGATGCTGTGCGGGATGGGCACAAGCTCACCGGTGCGCGGGTCTGGCACCGGGTCGAAGTAACCGCCGGCCAGCTTCACGGCCACCAGCGCCTTTTCTGGCGTGTTGTAGGTCTCGCTGTTCTCGGCCACCAGTTGCAGCAAGGCGAACATCTTGCGGTGGTGCTTGCCGTTGCGCGGCCGGCTCCACTCCATGCGCAGCCAGGTGCCGGGCTTCATCGTCTCCAGCTTGCGCTTGAACTTGGCCCAGGCGTCCTGGTCGGCGGGTGTGCTGCCCCGCAGGCCCTTGGGGGACTTGATGAGGACGGCTTTCATGGCTTCCTCTTTTCAGCCAGAAGTTCGGCGTTGAACCGGCAGTCGCTTGGCCTGGCAGCAGGTTGAGCCACACAGGCCAGGTACAGCCGTTCGGCCATCTCCTGGTCGATCTCTGGCCTCTCAGAGCGCTTGCCGCAAGCCGGCAAGACGCAGGCGGCCAGAATCAACACGTTGACGGCGATCACGCTTAAACGGGTCATATCAGGCATACGCGGCCTCCCAGTTCCTGTACGCGCTCACCGGGCAGGCCCCGGCCGCCGCGCAGCGCATGCCGTGGCGCAGGTTGAAGCAGATCCAGCGGTCGCCAGACTTGTAGACGCGGGGTTTCATGCGAATGGTCATGCGGCCCACCTCTGAGCGGCTGGCTCTGGCAGGCAGCCCTGCAGCGTCTGCAGCGTCCGGATGGCATCGAGCACGCCCTGCCCTTCCAGCTTCCGGCGGAACTGGCTCACCGCGGCGGCCAGCGATTCGGCCGTGACTTCCTCGGCATTCAGGCCCAGAAGTACCCCAACCTCCTGCATCTGCGCACCCAGCCGCTCCTGCGAGCGCTTCTCGCGCTCCGCCAGCTCCGCCCGGCGGGCTTGGATCTGTTTTTCCACCTCATCCAGGTCGGCCTGCAGTTTCTCCTTGCGGTACAGCAGGCGGTCTTCCATGTTGTGCACGTCCTGGAACAGGTCGGCGATCTGCCTGCCGTGCTTCTTGCGCACTACTTCAGCGGCGGTCCAGGCGTTTGCGGTGCGAGGTTGGCAGTCCAGCACGCCGGGCGAGGACTCAATCAGCAGCTTCAGCCATGCGTCACGCGGCAGCGTGTCCAGCACCTGGGCCACGGGCTTGCGAGCCGCGCGCCATCCGCTGTCGCTCCGCAGGATGACGCCGCATTCCTTTGGGATCAGGTCCAGTGGTGCCATTCCCTTAGGGAACGCGAACCACACCGCGTGCCCGAACTTGCGGTAGCTCTGCCACTTCCCGCTGGTCACGTCGCTGCGCAGGTCGGACACGCTGACCTTGATTTCGTAGCAGTCCGTGCGGAACCGGGAATAGCTCTTGTTCACCGTGAATAAGTCGGGGCGCGGGCTCCCGGCCGGGCCCAGCTGGGTGTTGGTCCAGACCATGCGATCCGTGCCGCCGCGAAGATGGGCCGCCAAGTCCTCCTGCAGTTCGTCGTGCTTCACGTCCTCACCCCTTCTTTCTGTTGAGCCACACCACCCTTGCAGCCACCACATCCTCGGCAGCCGGCCGGTGCTTTGGACAAGAGTGGGTCTCTCCAAAGTATGTCCACGGTGCGCCCAGGGAACACGGGGCCATGCGGTGCCTTGCCATTTCCTTGGCAGCCTTGGGGGACCAGTGGGCGCAGGTTTTGCAGGTCATGCATGGGCACCTCCGAATGCGAAGGCCTGCGCCTGCGGCGTCAGGTGATAGCGCGCGCGGATGTCACCGTGGCGCACGGGCTCCAGATCGCCATTGCGGGCCAACTCGTTGATGGCCTGGCCGGTCTGCACACGGTCGCCGCCCATGATGGACAGGATCTCGTCGCGGTACAGCGGCTCGACGGCCAGCAGCTTGCGCAGGGCTGGGGCGCGGCTTACTGCCATGACATCCGCCCTTCCATTCCCAGCGCCTGCTGGGCGCACTTGAGGGTATAGGGCCGGATCTTGTCGCCGGCTTCATTGCGCGCCAAGATCGCACGCGCCCAGTCTTTCCCATCCCGCTTCTGACTGAAATCCACCTTCATGGGGGCCACCGGCGCCGGGGCGGGAAGCATGGGCAGGCCCGCCTCCTCGGCGTAGGTCTTGCGCGGCGTGATGGCCTCGCAGACCTTTTCCAATTGGGGAAGGTTCGGCGCAAACTCGGGGCTTTCGCTCATCAGCCGCTTGGCGCCAGCCTCGATGACATCGGGCGCGAACTTCGCCAAGGCCGAGTCCCAAACCAGCATGGCAGCGGCCACGCCCTTGTCGCCGCCGGCCTCGCTCTTTTCGCCGGTGGCGTACTTCGAGAGAAACAGGCTGCCGTAGGCGCCGTGCAGCAGCACGAACAGCTTGCGCACCGTGGGGGACGCCTCACGCTTGGCGCTCGGCTGGCTGGCAGCGTCGCGCACGGCCTCATGGGCCAGGGTTGCTACATCGTTCACAGGTTGACTCCGTCGTAGATCGTTGCGGCAGCAGCCGCATAGCGGTTGCCAGAAGGCTGGAACGCGGGCGCTGGGGCGCTTCGGGGTTGTGCTGTCCAGTCGTTGAGGTAGTGCCGGTCAGGGCCGAAAAACGTGGCTGCATGCTTCACAAAGCGCGGCTCGGTGTGGTTGGCTTCGCAGTACGCTGCGTAACGGTTGATGCCGTCCAGCATGGTTTCCACGGCCTCGCCATCGGCAATGCGGGCTTGCCAGGCCTTGAACGCCTCAGCCTTCGAGTGCCCGGTGCGTGTCGGGTAGGCAATCCACCCACGCTCGAATTCGGCCGTGTAGCCGCTCGGCTTGGCACGTGACTGTTCTGAACGTAGTGAAGAACAGTTATCTGAGCTATGAGGAGCTTTCGACCCGGGTTCGTCCTGGGTTGGCCCTGGGATACCCGGAAATAACCCACTGGGTTTTTCCTGGGTTTCTTTTTTAGGCCTTCCCCCCTTCTTGCCGTTCAACCTGGCGGCTTCTATTGCAGGGGCCGCGTCGGTTATTTCCTCATCCGCACGCTGGTTCCTGCGCAGGCCATCCGCACCCAAGGGGAAGAACTTTTCTGCCACCACACGCACCGCCTCCTGCTCTGGCTTGGACATGGCTCGGCAGATGCGGTACAGCTCATCCAAGGAGCCAGGAAGGGGCGCCTCGGTCGAATACACCTCGTCCAACAAGAGCGTGTAGGCCCCGTGCTGCGCCAGCGTCAGGCGGGCGGTCTTGCGCCCGTAGTCAGCCGGGTAGCGCTTGTAGAAGTTCATTGGCTACTTCGTTCCCATCTTGGAAATGCGCTTGCGCTTGTCCACGCTGGCCTGGCTCTGCTCGCGCGACTCGATGGTGATGCCGTGCTTGGCGCGCGGCGCCAGGTCCACGCACGGCCGGCCATTGCGATCCAGTGCGCGCACCGGGCCCGTCATGGGCGCTGCGCTGTGGTTGGTGCGGCGTGGCCGAAATGGTGGGATGTCCAGGTCTGGTCCGCGTGGGCGGACAGCCTGGAAAGCGTTGAGTGGCAACAATTTGTTCATGGCGCGAACTTTTGAGTGCGTGAAAAGTGACTCAGTGGCGCTGAGCCGAACGCATGGGCAGACAGCCAAAGGTCTTGGCGTATTCGCCTCTCACGGCAACGTGCTGGATCCGGCGCGAGGCTTCTTCAAAGCTGATGCCCTGGCGCTTTGCGAGCTTCTTGACGGTCTCGCGCTCTTCATCGGTCAGGTCGAATTCGACCTCCTGCACCGATGCGTGTGGTGGTGTTTGGGGCATTTTTGAGGGACTGAAAAGTGACAAGAACAGGCCGGGAAAGGCCTTTGAAAGCGACGACTCAGGCCGCCATCAGCCGCTCTTGCGGCAGTCGCACTTGCACGCGGAAATCGGCAGACTCCGCCTCATGCAACATCGCCTTCGACCACTGAATGAATGCACGCCGCGCGATCACAGCCGGGGCCTCCCCGGTCTTGGCCACCATCTGCTCCATCAACGACTGCTCGTAGTCGTCAAGGGTCATCTTGTGGGGGTGCTTGCGAAGGCGCTTTTTGTCGACGTACATGGTGAAAACTCCCGGTTGGTTCTTGTGGTCTGGTTGGTGGAGAAAGCACCCAGGCGCTCAGGCCTGGGTGAAGGCCGCCGGTGCGGGGCGGTCATGGAGAAATGGGGTGGCGATTTGCCGATAGGCGTCCGCCCCTCCCGGGGCTACGATGGAAGCTCCTACACAACCATCACCCTCAGGAGGGGCGGACATGACCTTGGATACACAGCGGCTGCTGCTGGCGGCGGAAATGCGGAAGATCGCAATCGAGTTGCGGGATGCTGCGGCGAAGAAAGCCGTTCCGCCGAGTGGCAATGCCACTGCAGACCAATCGGCGCGGCAGATCTGGAAGGATGCGCAGCCGCTCTCTCTGTATGCGGCAGATGCGCGGAGGGAATTGGAAGACATCGCCAAGACCATCAGCTGAGCACCACCACCGGAAGGCCCCTGGCCTCCGCGCGCTTCAGGATCTCGTGGATGCCTTTCAGCTCAGCCAGGATCTGTTCGTTGATGGAGGAACCCTCTGGCTGCAGCCCGCGCGTGGAGCCCTGGGCAATCACGCCCTCGGCCTCCATGCGTCGCAGCAGCCCGGCGGCCACCGTGTACGAGCAGGGCAAAAGCCGCGCGAGCCTGGCCACCGATGGTGTGGACTCATCGAGCACCAGGGTGCGCGCTGCGATGTACTGGGATTCGTCGTGGTCGGAGCTGGAAGATCCACTGCAGGCAAGACACACCGTGCCGTCGGTCAGATGGGAGAAGGTTGCAACCAGCAAACTGCCACATTTGGGGCACTTATCCATGGCTCACCTCCTTGGTGGGCTTGCGGGCGGGCTTCTTCGCTTGAAGCCGGTACAGTGCGGCCTGGACGCGGTCACGCAACGCATCCGTCAACTCTTCAGGCCACCCGGAGATCGCCTGCGGGGTAACGCCGATGGCGGCAGCTGCGCTGGAGACGGTTCCACCGAGAAGGGCAATGGCTTGTGCTTTCAACATGGACGCCATTAAAGCATGCTTGTTTTGACTATGCAAGCATGCTTTTTGCCATGCTTGCCCAGCTATGAAAGACTGCTTTCATGACTTCATACGGTGAACGTCTGGATGCGGCGCTGCAGGCGAGGCGCCCCGACGACAAGAACGCACGTCAGTGGCTGGCTGAACAGTTGGATGTTTCCGTCCAGGCTGTGGGTCAGGTCATCACGGGCAAGACGCGCGCTCTCACGGCCGAAAACCATGAGAAGGCAGTCGCCGCGCTTGGGTGTTCTGGCATGTGGCTTGCCACGGGCAAGGGGGCAATGGACGACAAACCTTTGGCCGCCCAGGAGTTCCTGCCTGGCTTTGAGCAGCTGTCCATCCCACTGCTGGCTAACTCCGGATCAATGGGCGCTGGCGAAGATCAGATGCACGATGAAGTGGTGGTGGGCCGGCTCACCGTTTCACCGCAATGGGCGCAACGGACGATCAAGCCTCTGACGAAGTTGGAGAACCTGCGATTCATCCATGGCTGGGGCGACTCCATGGACCCCACGTTCGCGGATGGCGACATCCTGTTGGTGGACATCGGCATCGAGACGCCCAAGATCGACGGCATCTACGTGCTGGAAGCCAATGACCGGATCTACATCAAGCGCGTGCGCCAGCGCATGGACGGCAAGTTCGAAGTCAGCAGCGACAACCCCACCGTGAAGACCGTGGACGTGCTGGACGGCTCGCACACCGTCTTCGTGCGCGGCCGGGTGGTCTGGTGCTGGAACGGCAAGAAGATGTGACCCCCACCCTGCTCTGCCTGGTCATCGCCATCACCGACGGCGACACCTTGAAGGCCCGCTGTGGTGAGCCAGGGGCCTACCAGCAGATCACCGTCCGCCTCAGCGCCATCGACGCGCCAGAGAAGCGCCAGCCCTTCGGGGAAGCCTCGCGCCAGCACCTGGCCGGGCTGTGCTTCAAAACCTGGGCCCGCGTGCAGCCGCGCGACACCGACCGCTATGGCCGCACCGTGGCGGATGTGGAGTGCCGCGGACAGGATGCTGGGCAAGAGCAGGTGCGCGCCGGGATGGCGTGGGTCTATGAGCGGTACGCGCGGGCGTACGGGCACCTGCAGGGGCTGCAGGTCGAGGCCCGGGCAGCCGGGCGGGGGCTGTGGTCAGTTCCTGGGGCGGTGGAGCCTTGGGAGTGGCGGCGAATCAATGGCCCAGGAGGGGGCCGCCACGCAGAGGGGACAGGCTCGGGTTTGTGAGCAGCGACTGCAGTTGGCTGCGTGCCTGGGCATTGAGGATCTGCAGGCGCACAGCGGCATCCACGTGTTGCTGGATCAAGAGCGCGTTCTGGCTCTCCAGGCTCGACAGCACCACCAGTTGCTCAATCGTGGCGTGATCGCGCGGGTTCCCCTTCGCGTCGGGGTTTTGGCGCTTCCACTCCATGGCCGTCATGCCGAACAGCGCCTTGTTGAGTAAATCCGCCTCGCTGGCGTAAACGAAACCGGCTTCCTTGGGGGTCAGCTGTGGCGGGATCAAATGCTCTTTGACGGCATCGGTGTGAACTCGGTACTGCACCTTGGACAGGGTGCGCCGCACATCCCAGTCAAGGCCCCTCTCAGCCTCTGCCTGCTTGAAGCGCTGGAATTCGGTGATGAGGTACAGCTTGAATTCGGGGCTGAGCCATGAGCCGAACTCGAAGGCGATATCACGATGTGCAAAAGTGCCGCCGTACCGCCCCGCTTTCGCGTAGACGCCGATACCATTAGTCTCCTTTACCCATTGGCTAACCGACAAGGAAAACCGGTTCAGGCCAGCTCGACTTCTAATTCCCTCGAATCCGGGGGAATTGAAATCTTGGTTGTTCAAGCGCTCCCAGACGCCCAAGAATTCAACGGTATCCTTGTTTCGGAGCCACGATTCGATCAAAGAACCGCCGCCGTCGAACTTGGAAACCATGTCGGTGAGGCTGATGTAGTCCTCCTCCCCCTTTGTGGTCAGGTGAATTTCAACCCCCTGGACGGTCAAGCTCTTGTCGGCGGCCATGTGAACTCCTTTTGTTGCGGCCATTTTAGGCGGAGCGGAGCAATGGGCTTGTAGCAACATGCCCCTGTTTCCCTAGACCCTGCGCCGCTGTCGGCAACATGCTGAACTGGTTGCATTCACAGTATCCTCAACCCATGACCGACATGCTCCCGCCACCTGCAATTCTTCGCACGCCCACCTGGTACGGCGGCCCGCCGGACGAAACCGCCCTACCCCATGAGCCCGGGCACTACGCCGTCGAGCACACCAAGGTGCCGCGCGAAGGCTTGCCAGACGACGACCGCACCACGGTGACGGTCAAGAGCTCGCGCGAGGTCGTGTACGCCGGCATCGGTCCGGCTGAAGTCGTGTTTCCGCCCAAGGCATGAATCCTCACCTGGTCGAAGCGGCCATCGCCATCCTGGGCCCGGCCGCCATCTGGACCTCCCAGGCGCGCAGCGAGCGCGTCCGCAAGTGGGCGTGCGTCATCGGCCTGGCGGCACAGCCGTTCTTCGCTGCCTCGCTGTGGGATTCCCCTCAGTGGGGCCTGCAGGTGGTGGCTGTGGTGTCCGCCCTGGGCTGGGTCTGGGGGTTCTGGGTCAATTGGCTGGCGCCGCGATGGCGCGGCTGAACGCCACCACATCACCGAAGACCGCCTGAGAGGCGGTTTTTTGTTGCCGCGAAGGCACTACCTACTGTCCTACGCAACCAAAAAGCAAGCATGCTTTAAAGAATGCTTGTTCTTAATTTGAAAGCATGCTTTAATTCAACCCATCGGAAGCAAACGCAGCCGGCGGGCCACCAGGGATCGACCAGGGGCCGACAGCGCCCCTTAACAACCGACTCCCTGCACTCGCAGGCGCAGCCCCGAAGCGTGACCAGGGGTGAGGCAGGCACGGCCAAGAACAGGAACGTGACCAAGCTCTGTGGGCCACTGGGGTGGTGGCAACAAGCAGGGTAAGGGCACTGATTTTCATCAGTGAAGCCGGGGCCAGTCCGGTAGCGGGGCAGATACCCGTGGGCCATTCAACCGAGTGGCAGAACCAGAGCCTCGTGACAGGTGGCTGTGGTTTTCAAGGAGAGCAACATGGAAAAACGAGGCCGCAAAGAGGTCCGCAGCTTCTACCTTCGGCTGTCTGTCGATGTTGGCAAGAAGCTGGAGCAGGAGGCGCTGAAGTCGGGCCGCAGCGTGAATGCGGAGATGGAATACCGGATCGCTCAGTCGCTCGGCATCGACCTTGTAGCCCAGGACGAGCAGAACAGAGCAACGCTTGAAGCCATGGCCGCAGACATCAAAACACTGCGCCAGATCGCGGAGGCCTTCGCGAAGGGAGAGACGCATGTCTACACCGTCGCAACGTAAGACCAAGTCGCAGCGCTCAATCCGCCTTCCCCCGGACCTTGAAGCGCTGATCCAAGAGTCGGCAGACCGCAACTTCCGTTCGGTCAGCAACGAGATCGGGCACCGCCTGCGCCAGAGCTTCGAGCAGGAGAAGGCAGGCAACAACCACCTATGGGAGCAGAAATGGAACACAACACCTTGATCATGATCACCGCCTCCCTGGGCGGCGTCGTCGCAGTTCTGCTTGTGCTACTCAAGCATGCCCATTCGCGCTGGTCGCACGCCGCGGCCAAGTGGGAGGCAGCGGAGCGCGAAGCAAGAAAGCAGGCCGAGAATTACCGCTACGAGGTCAAGCGGTCTGAGAGCCTGATATCGCAGTTGAACGAGGCACGGTCCCGGCTGGCCCACGCGAGAACGGTTGAGCAGCGCAAGGCAGATGCAGAGCGGCGCCGCGCCGAAGAGGCTGCACGGCAAGCGGAGGACAGCGCCAGCCTCACCCGTCGCAGCGCTGCAGCAGCGTTGAACACGGGTCGGAGCACCTACCCAGCGCCGCCCTCTGGCATGTCCAGCCATTCGGCCTACACGCCTGCGCAGGCCTCTATACATCCTGCGCCACCAGCGCCAGACCCATTCCTGAACCCGGCTCTGCATCCAGCCTTCTGGCCTGCTGCGACCCCTATTCCGAGCCCAGCGCCCGAGCCCTGTTCGTCCAGTTCGTGGGGAAGTTCATCGGACAGCGGCAGCAGCTCCGGCAGTTCGGACAGCGGTTCGTCGTCCTGCAGCAGCAGCGACTAGGAGCAGTTCGCCACCCGGGGCGGTCAAAGCCGGGCAGCAACGTCTGAAGCCTGTGACAGGGGGAGATGTCAGACGAGCCATTCGCGAGAGTGGCAAAGCCAGGACGCATTCACGGTGAATGCTTCCTGGCTTTCACAAGGAACGCATATGACCCAAGTTATCGATGGCCTGAAGGTCACAGTCGCCGGCCTCGAAGTGGCCGAACTCGCCATCAAGCAGGCGGCCTTTCACAACGGGCGCGCCGCCTTCTACGCAAAGCAGGTGGATGTATACGCCGACCTGCAAGACGGCAGCCCGGGCGTCCAGTACACATCTCACCAGGACCCCAAAGCGGCCGCTCGGCAAAAGCAAGAGGAACACCAACAAAAAGCGGAGCACCTGGACTTCATCGCAGGGCACGTGAAGCCCGATGCCGAGTACCTGCTCGACAACGCGGCACTGGCAACGCTCGGCGTGCTGAAGGGCGGCCGCTTCTTCAACTGATCCCATCCGCCCTGCTCACGCGGGGCGAATCCACAGCGCATCCCAGTCAGGAAGTGCGCTGTGGTTTCACACACGACATAGGAGAACGAGATGAAGATGAAGATCGCCGCCATCGCGGCATGTGTTCTGGCTTTGACTGCCTGCAGCGACGCCGACGTGGCTTCGTCCAACATCAGCAAGGCAGCTGACAACTTCGAGGTGAACCGCCGCATCGTGTTCTACAACGGCATCAACGGTGAATACATGCTGGTCATCGAAGGCCTGTGCAGCAAGGGCAACCAAGACAAGGCGCGCGAAGTGACCATCACCTGCAAGACGGCGCCGGGGACTTACAAGAAGCACTTCCTCGGCCTTTCTGACAACGTGACGTTCGTCATTGAGCAGATGGATCCACTGCCCGCAGGCACGAGTCACTACGTGGTGAACTTCAAGCCATCGGCCATCCTGCCGGATATCAAGCTGCGCTAACCCCACCCCACCCCCAGCCCCTTGTGTGGCTGTGGGGGCAACCAAGAAGATGCTGAATGCTGTATTTGCTGCTCTGCATCTTCGCCATCGCATTCGTTATCACGCAGCCAGCGCCGTGCACGCGCCAATGGTCAGTGAGTGAATCAATGATGCCTGTTGCGCCAGATGCGGCGCCAAGGCGATGGCGAATATGCACCGGGTGTTGGGATGCACGGACCCAAGACCCGCCAAGAACTTTTTAACTCGCGTTCGAGCGCTTCGTCTAGGCGCTGTTGTCAGATAGACAGAGGTCGGGGGTTCCCGGCTGGTGCGGATGCAAGCTCCGACGACCACCTGGGTGCAAGGCCCAGGGCCCCCATTGAAGCGGCACACTGCCGCGCGTTGCGAGAGTTACGGACCGGCCTCCAGGCGCGGGAAGTTCAACAACCGCCCTTGTCGCCGTCCGCTGGAGCGGAGCGCGAGACGCGAAGGTCTGGAGCACCAGACCGCTTCAATGGTGGTGAATGCGCAGGCTGATGCGCCTATGTCGCTGTAGCGGTGACGCTCGGGAAATCCGCGAGTTGGGGTTGTACCCATGCGACAGGCAGTAGATGGCGAGCCGGGACACCGGAGCCAAGCCGGAGATCAGCACCGGCCACCATCTTCATTTCGGGGCGGCGACTGCGGTCGTCGCGCGCTGGTCGGGGTTGTCCCTCGTCAGGCATTCACACACCAGCGGCTGCGTTTCCAGGGCCGCCCACCCAAATATCGCAATAACTCAAAAGGCGGACTATGCCTGATTTCCATGAGTTCTTTTATTACGACCCATCCTCAAAAACCTGTCTTCGCTGGAAGATTAATAAAGGCTGTAAATTTGCCAATGACGAGGCCGGATCTCACAGGGGTCGAGGCTATTACAGAGTTGATCTTGAAGGTAAATCGTACAGAGCCAGTAGGGTAGTTTGGTTCTTGCATTTTG